TAAAAGATAGTGAAAGGGGAACATTCTATGTTGGTATTTTAAAAGAATTAAATAAATAGTTATATGAAAAAATATCAAGTAATTTTATTCTACACTGGTTCTATTTGTTTAGGTTCTTTGTTAGGATATATAGCATTTATATTGTGTCTTAATAAATAGTTCATTAGAAAGGAGGACAATTTTGAAAAAGAAAAAGAAAAAATGTCAGATTTTTATTCCAATACCTGCAAACAAAACAACAGATCATCATCATATTATTCCCAAGAGCCGTAAAGGTAGAGGTGATAGCAATAATTATATTGAGATTAACAAGGAATTACATAAACACTACCACAGTTTATTCGGGAATTTAACGCCTGATGAAATTATCTGTTATCTTGTAAAAGATTTTTGGAATAATCAAATCGATTGGATCGACAAAGCGCTCCTATCTTTAAAGAATGAGAGGGAGGCGAAATAAAACCTCCCCTCATTAAAACAATTAATTATGTAATTTAAATATTATGAAAAAAGAAATGTATCAAGAAGTTTATGAGATTAATTTTTCAAAGTTTGATTGTTATGATGACAAGAAAATTAGTGTTATCTCTACTTCAGTTTCAATGGCAATAGTAAAAGCAAAAAAACTGCTACCAATAGTATTAAAAGAGGATGGATTTGGAGCAAATGAAATGAAAGGTTGGTATATTAAAAAAGCAGAATTTGTTTTAAACGTGTATTGATCTAAACAAATGATAGAAACAATAAACTACATAAACTACACAGACTATCTAAAGGAATTGTTACCTTATGTAAAATTCCCAATAGATAAATTGTTACTGCTAGGTTCTGGCGAAATGAATGCAGATGGATGTATAGAAGCAGAAACAAGATTAGCTGTTGAGTGGGCCGATGATTGTCTTCTTAAAATAAAAGATAAGAAAGGTTTGATACCAATTAAGTTTGATGCAAAACATATTACAGAGATACTAGTTCCTAAAAGCTTTGATACTGTTGTGATGTTTGATTTCCTTGAGCATCTAGTTAAAAGAGATGGAGAAAAATTATTGAACAATATAGAAAAATACGTTAAGCAACAAATCTTAATGTTCATTCCACTAGAGAATAGACTGAGAGACAAGGAAGATATAGCTAGGACAGTAAAGGCAAATAAGAACTCTAAGAAAAATAATGTATCTATGGGTAATCATTCCTCTCAGTGGACGCCAGAGGAAATGGAAGAAAGAGGATTTAAGGTTCTAGTTTCCCCATTCTATCATAAGGAGAGAAACTGGGGCGCTATGATCTGTATTAAGGATTTGTGGCAAGTGATCTAATGGCGCGAAGAATTTGTGTGCAGCTAAATTAGGTTGGTCTAACAACTGCTCTGTAACTGAAATACGGGATCACAATAAGCCGTAGCAGTGAGCGAACGGGCCTGTGACCAAAATTGCAGAACCTGTTTAAGTAAGCTCAAGTTAGGTGGTTCAAATCCACGACTTGCCTTTTATAAACAATATGCCATATAAAGATATTTCAAAAAGAAAAGAATATCATAAACAATACCATAAGGTGTGGTACAAAAAGAACGGAGTTAAGAGAAGGAAACAGGTTATGGAACGTAAGAGGGAAATTAAGAAATGGTTTAAAAAGTTTAAGAAGACATTGAAATGTTCCCAATGTTCTGAATCGGACGCAGCTTGTTTAGACTTCCATCATCTAGATCCAAAGAAACACGATGACTATATTTCTAACATGATCAGAGATGGAAGAAGTAAAGCAATCATCTTAAAAGAGATTAGTAAATGTATTGTTCTTTGTTCTAATTGTCACAGAAAGCTTCATTATCGGGAGTCGTCTAAACGGTAGGACGGGTGGTTCTGGACCATTTAATCGGAGTTCGAATCTTCGCTCCCGAGCTTAAACATTAAAATTATGGAAGACAAAAAAATACAATTTGGAAAAAAGGTATTTGAACTAACCATCCCAAGCCTTCCTCCTACAGATAATCATTTGTATGGACAGAGGGGGAAAATTAAGTTCATGTACCCAGAGGGAAAGAAATGGAAACAGGAAGTTTATGATCTAGCTAAGAGTAATTATGGGGGCCAGATCTTAGAACAAAATTTAGAAGCAGACGTTTGGATCTATTTTAAAAGAGATAGAGATGTTCATGGAGGACTCAAAGTTTTATTTGATGCTTTCGAAGGAGTCCTTTATAAAAATGATAAACAAATAAGAGATCAGCATTCTCACAAAAGAAAAAATGACATCTCAAAAATAAATCCATTCATTATTGTAAAATTTTATGAAACAGATTCCAACAACTAAAAAGCACTTTGAAATTTTTAAAGATGAGTGCAATCATTGGGCAAAGGAATGGAAACTTGATGATTGGAAACTTTCATATCAAGTTGCAGAGATTAAAGGACGAGGAGAATGTTATAGATCATTAGAAGGATGCATGGCAACTATTACTTTATGTAAATATTGGGAAGATACTATTCGTCCTATTTGTGAAGAAGAGATAAGAGAAGTAGCTAAACATGAAATGCTTCATGTGTTACTTGGAAGATTAGGGACTTTAAACTATTGTAGATTTGTAACCATAGATGCAGTTGATGAAGCAGAGCATGCTTTACTCAATAAGTTAATGGAACTTCTATGAAACAAATCCCCCCTAAGTTAAGAAGTGAACTAGCTTCAGATCCATATTATATGAAGTGTTGTCTAACTAAGATTGAAGGAGAGTTAGAATGGCATCATGCTTGGACATATGCAAAGGGTCAGATTAATGAGCGTTGGAACATTGTCCCAGTTACACACAGTAAACATGCTTACGATGGAGATAAGGATAGTATTCATAATGATTTGATCACAAGACAGATTGTCAAATATCTTTGCTTACGTAGGATTAGCATGGAGGATCTTTATAAAAGATTTCCTAAGACTAATTGGAAACAAGAGTTTAAGTATCTTGAATATGTTTATGAAAATAATAAGAATCGTTTTCCTCATATTAGGTTTGAATAATCATTAACTTGTATCTTTTAAATTATATTGCTTAAGTGGTATTATGATGACAATAACATGGGACTCACAATTTGATTTGCATTCCACTTACGGAGTTATTTCCACCCGTATGTGTGAAGAACTTTTAAAGCTTGGAGTTGATATTAGAATTAAACCATGGTCCGAATCAACTAAAATTTCTAGGTTACTTAATAAATGTTCTAGAGTCCCTGGGGGATTTAAAGTTAGAATGTCGGGAATTAATTCTATCTCAAACTTAGATGACTTTAGTTTCATCCCAGACTTTGTTCCTTCTTTTCAATCCCCCAATTTTGATAAGCAAATGGCAATGTTAAATGCTGCAAATCATTTAATCATTCCATCTCAATATCAGAAGGTTGCCTTTGATGCTCTCTCTTTAAAAGCAAGTGTAATCCCAAGAGGCTCAGATTTTACACCAATACATAGAAAGCAAAAAAAGAATTACACATTTTTATTCATAGGTTATCTTTCTAAATATAAAGGGCTTCATTATTTAGCTGAAGCTTATAAGAGAAGTTTTACGGGAGAGGAAAATGTAAAATTAATTTTAAAGGGAAATGATATAATGACTCACCCAGATCAAATGACAGATGAACAGATTAAGAAAATCTTTGGGAGAACTTTTAAAACTTTAGAAATTATTAGAGAGAACTGGGACTATTCAAAACTTTTAAAATTATACAAGAGATCAGATTGTTTCGTTAGTCCTCATTGTAGTTTAGGGGCTTTTGGAACCAGAGTAGCTTTAGATGCCAGAAAAACAGGTCTCCCTTTAATTGCTCCTAAGTATGGAGATGTCAAATTATGGCATGACCAAAGATTTCTAGTTCCATATAAACTTAGGGATGATGGAATCGAACTAGATATTGAAAAATTTGGTTGGGCATTAGGAGTTTGTTATAAGTATCGTGTTAATGCTAATCCTTTACCATCAGAGTCCTGGACTTGGGAAGAAGCAGCTAAACAATTTATAGAAATATTATATGAAAAAAGTACTAATTTGGGCAGATAGTCCAACAGCTACAACTGGTTTCGCTAGAGTTACTAGAGAGATCTTTACAAGATTAGATAAAAAGGTTAAGATGAAGATAGCTTGGCTAGGAGTTAATTATTCTGGGAAGCCACATGACTTTCCTTTCAGTATTTATCCTGCTCAAGATCAACTGGTTAAGACTCCGGATATAACTGGAATTAAAAGACTTCCTGGTTTCATTCAAGATTTTAAACCTGATGTTATTTTTATCCTCCAAGATCTTTGGATGTTTTCTAGAGTTGAATCTAGACTGGCAAAACTTAAACAAATAGCTAAAGACCAAGGACATCCTTTTAAAATTATCTATTACTTTCCTGTAGATGGAGATCTTCATAAAGATTGGGTAGATGCTCTTGATATAGTTGATGTACCTATTACGTATACTAATTGGGCTAAAGATAAATGTGTAGCTCTTAATCCTAATTTAAAGGATAAGCTAAAGGTTATTCCTCATGGAGTTGATGCAAAGACTTTTTATCCAATTAAGAAAGAGAAGAAAGATTTCTTCCTATTCTCAAACGTGGGGAGGAATATGCAGAGAAAACAATTAGCCTTAAGTATAATGGCTTTCTCTAAAGCTTTTGAAACTTTAAAACAAAGTGGAATCAATATTAAACTCTATCTTCATTGTCAACCTGAAGAGTTTGGAATCTCATTACCTAGAATTGCTAAGCTTTATGGATTAACTACTGGAGATGATGATGATGCAGATGTTATTTTTCCCAATCAGTTTGGCTTTGTAGAACACAAGGGAATCTCAGATGAAGATCTTAATCGCGTTTATAATAAAGCTGATTGCTTAATCTCTACTACAGTAGGAGAAGGATGGGGACTTCCTCTTATGGAAGCAGCTGCTTGTAAGACTTTGTTAATAGTTCCGGAAATTCAACCTCTCATTGAAAATTTAGAAACAAAAGCAATCTTCTATGGACTAAAAGGAAGTGTAAATTTTGAGAGAGACCTATCCATTATTAGGCCGCTCCCAAATCCACATGAGCTTAGTCTTAGAATGATTGAAGTTGTTGCTGGATTTTATGATGATAAAATAATAAATAGAATTAAAGAACGGGCATATAGTTGGTCACAGGATCTTGATTGGAATAAGGTCTTTAAAACCTACTGGTTTAACTTGTTAAAAGAACATTTATGAAAACATACGATACTAACGATCTAAACATAACTACTTCACTTACTGTAGCTGGATTTGATTTACAAGAAGTGATAGTAGATGATAAAGGAAGAGTATTGTTTAAATTCGAAGATACTAAAGAACTTAAGCAAGCTGTAAACAATTTTAGAATTGACAGACTTGAATTGCCCGCACAAGGACTTCTAATTAAATATCGCCAATTAAAAGCAATAGTTAAAGAAGTTCTTCAAGAGAATAAATAAATTCCGGAAATTATTTCCGATTAAATTTTAAAACTATGGAAGATGATGGAATGTATTTAGAAATGTTACCGCCTCAGCAAGAAGAAGCAAAGTCCCCGGAGGAATCTCCAGAGACAATTTCAAAGCTTCAGGCAGAAAATTTGAGCCAAGAGTTTGGCCCAGTTGAAGTTATCATGATTCGCTATAATTTAAAAGAGACAGAAGATAGAGCAATTAAAGCACTTTATGAAAATACGGTTTATCCATTTCACTTAACAGATTATAATAACTATCCTAAGAATAAAGATCTTTCTAGATTGTGGAATGAGTTAATAGAAAAATCTGACTGTGAATATATTTGCCTATTAAACTCTGACGCATTCGTTTCTCCTGGCTGGTTACTTGAGATCATGCAAGGCTTCCAAGGCTTTCCTAATGCTGGTTGTGTTGGTCCATCCGGAGATCACGTAGGAGGAGTTCAAAGATCTCTAGGGGGAATTCAAAGTGCCTCTGAACATAGTGGAAGCTTTGATATCTTAGAAGGGAAAGATACATTATCAGGATTTTGCATGGTAATAAAGAAAAGTGTGTGGAAAGAAATAGGAGGATTTACAAATGAAGTCCCATTCTATGGTGGAGAACATGCATTTAATTTTATGGTCAGAGAAGCTGGCTACAAACTAGTTTGGGCTAAGGGCGCTTGGGTTTATCACGAAGGTGAAGCCAGTGCCAAAAAAGCAGGAACTCACATTGAACTGAGGATCACGGGTCCTCAACAGTTTATTAACTGGCAGATTCATAGAGTTCCTATTTTATTTACAACTTATAATCGTTTGGACTTTACCAAACAAACCTTTCCAGATCTTGTTCAGAAATATCCCCGCAATGAGATTTATGTCTGGGACAATACTAGTACAGATGAAACTAAGAAATGGTTAAAGAAAACTGTAAAGGGAAATAAGCTTTATAAAAACGTTGTCCTTAATTTTTCAAAAAAGAATGTTGGAGTAGCTGGCGCAATGAATGCTTTCTTAGATTATACTGTTAACAAAGAGTTTATTGCTAAAGTTGATAACGATACAATCGTTCCAGCTGATTGGTTAGAATGCTTACTAAAACTAACTGAGTATAAACATACAGATATCTTACAGCCTAAGCATCCAATCTTACATTCAAAATATAAAAACTTTGCACAATGGATGGAACATTTACCAAAAATAGATCATCGTCTACGCCAGTCATCCTACGTGGGAGGATCAGGAATACTGATCAGGCGTTGTAAAATAGGAGAAGAAAGAATTGAACAAACTTCAACTGCTCTATCTGGTTGGACTCAATGGCAAGATTCACATCCAGAAATATTTAAATGTTTTTGTTCTAACATTGAAATCAAATTACTTGATATGATTGAAGATAATAAGATAGATACTTCAAAGTATCCTGATTATTACGTAGAGACTGGAAGGGCAAAAGAGACAACAGAGAATAAAGTAATGACAACCCTATCAACTCATAGAGCAATTGCTAGACTGATTACTAAAAACAAATTATTCTCCTATACTCGTTATGGAGATGGAGAACTTCTAATGATGGAGAATGAATTTAAGGGAAGAGATATTACCCAATACAATTCAAAGGCATTTGCTAAGGAAATTAAAGAGGGCTTTGAGATTGATGATCCGAATTATTTACTTGCAATCTCTGCTGGTTATCAGAATGAAGAGGGAATGGCCCCCGGACTTTTCTCTCCATTTGAAAACGATACTACTCTTCAAGACCTAGTAAAGAAAACTTATGATAAGAAAATCTTTTACAATCCAGTTGCTTATCATTACTTAAGTGTTTTTTCTTGTGGAGAGTTTAAAGAGTTTATAGATCTATTAAATACTAAGAAGCTAGGATTCGCAGGAGGAAATCATTTAAGGGAAGCGAATAAGTATTTAAAGATTAAGCATTTTGTGAACACCCCAGTTTCTCAGGCTTATAATTCTATCAATCATTGGTATAGGAAGATAAAAGAACTTGAGGGAAAAATTGATATCCTTCTTCTTGCAATAGGACCAACTGCTAAAGTAGTACAGAAGAGATTATGGAAAGATGGAATAAAGATTTCGACTATAGATATTGGAAGTGTAGCTGCTATTCTAGCTAATGATGAGAATGATGGACATACTTGGCTTCGACTAGGTAAAGCTAAAATAAATAAAACATTAAGCTTATTAACTAACTTGAAATAATGGAATATACACACACCACATTCCTTGGGGATGGAATGTCACAAACAGAAGCAGAGTTTCGTTTGTGGGAAACCATTTTAACTGAGTATGATTTTAAAAGGATTATCGACTTAGGAACTTGGAAGGGAAATCATGCTCTGTATTTAAATATGTTTGCCATTAATAGAGGTGCTGACTTCTATACTTACGACAATAAGGATTATGAAGACAGTCCAATGAAACAGTTCATCGGGTTTGATAAGTCTTTTTTCAAAAAGGATATATTCAAAGAGGCTACTAGTATTAGGACTCTCATTAAGAAACCCGGAAGAACAATTCTCTTCTGTGATGATGGAGACAAGATAAGGGAATTTAGAACTTTTAAACCTTATCTAAAAGTAGGGGATGTTATTGCAGTTCATGATTGGGGAACAGAATGTAAACCAATTGATGTTAATACCAAAGATCTTCATCAAGTAGCTCATGTAGATCGATTAATCTTTTTTGAAAGGATAGCATCAAGGTTTAGACTTATTAAAGATAAAATAAAAGTTGAAGTATCTAATCCTAAAATAACTCCAATAACATGAAAGAGAAAATTTACTTAGGAGGAACATTTGATTTGTTTCATCCTGGACACATTAACTTATTTAAGGAAGCGCGCAAAATCGCCCCCATTGTTTGTGTTTCTCTTAATACAGATGAGTTCAATTTAAAATATAAGGGGAAGAAACCCTACATGAACCTGGCTGAAAGAATGGAAACAGTAGCCTCATGTAGGTATGTAGATGAAGTAGTAGTTAACACGGGTGGAACAGACTCCAAGCCAGCCATTATTAAGGCGGCCCCCCAATATATCTTACATGGTTCAGATTGGAAGGGAGATTCTCTTATGATACAGATGGGCTTAACTAAAGAGTTTCTCAAGGAAGAAGGAATTAAAATGGTTACAGTACCTTATACTAAAGGAGTTTCAACTACAGAGCTTATAAATCAAATTAAGTGTGGGCCCAAAGTTATTGCAGTCGATTTAGATAAGACTCTTTGTCAAGGAGAAGCTTGGACCCCAGAGGATTGTCTCACAATGGTTCCTATAAAAGAAAATATAGAAATTGTGAACCAACTTTATAAGAAGAACTTCATCGTCATCTATACCGCAAGGAGAGATCACATGATTCTCAATACTCTAACATGGTTGAAACTTAATGGAATCATGTTCCAATCAATCTCAAACAATAAAATGTCAGCCGACTACTACATAGATGATAAGGCAATAGAATTTGAAGCGCTTAAAAATAAACTCAATGTCAAAAACAGATAAGTATCAACATGGTTTAATTGCTTTTTACTTGAAAGAGTTTAAAGCACTTAAGAATAAAAAGATTTCCTTCCTAGAACTAGGGGTATTCAAGGGGGATAGCTTAAAGGTATGGGGAAAATTCTTTAAGAATGGACGTATATATGGACTAGATGGCTGGATACCGCCAGTAAAATTCCCCCCTAATGTAAAGACATTCCAAGGAGCACAAGAGAACATACCCTTTATAGATGAAATAGGTAAGCAAGCTGGACCCTTTGATATTATATTAGATGATTGTTCTCACGAATACGCTCCCACGGCTATAAGTCACAACACTCTTTATCCTTACTTGAAGCCAGGAGGCCTCTACATAATTGAAGACTGGACAGCAGGCTTCATTAAGACTAAGAAGTTTTACGGATTACAGAAACTCATTTTAGAATTAGTTGAAAGAAGAGACTTCCAAGAGATGCGAATAATTAAACTGCCCCAAGGTGGGTCAACTATCTTAATAAAAAAATGATAATTACAATTGTAACTCATAGAGAAAACAAACCTTTACTAGTTCAATGTCTATTGTCCTTAATTAAATGTAAGTATCCAGTAGTCGTTGTTGTAAACGATGCAGAAAATACCCCCCCTGGTGATATTAAATGGTATACAGACCTTAAGGTTAAAACAATATTAAACATGAACGATGGTTTTGAGCTAGGCGCGCTTAAGGCTGCTATGGAAGCTAACCCCGAGGAGGAGGATTTCTTCCTAATGCAGGATAGCTGTAAGGTTCTAGACTTAAAACTGTTTGATGTTGTAGCTGAGAACCCCAACAGTGTGAGTATGTCTAACGAATACTTATCTTACCTGGGAAAGTATCAGCGTAAAATAGTGAACCTAGTCCCAATTCCTCCTGTTAAAACTAAGAAGGAGAGTATATGGAATGAGAGTCATTGGAATAAAGATTACATTAAAGCCTGTAAAGGTAACTATACCATACTTGACCCCATGTTCGGGAACTCATGGTATCAAGGGAATGAGTATAAAATGATATTTGGTAAAGAGAGACAAGTTTCAATTAATGAGTATCTAATTAAATATAAGGCGGTTTACAATGCTGCCAAAGCTAAAGAGGTATTAAATGGAAATTAAAGAACTAGAGCAGGAGGAAATTTTAAAATTCTACAGAGGAGTATATGCTATGCATATTAGGAGCGTAGTAGAGCTTTCACAGTTATCTGTAGATAATTTGACCCTCTCAGATCCTAAAGATATTAAAGAATTACAAGATAGAAGAAGCAAGGCCAAGATAGTAAAGGAGACTACAGCTGATACGATGAAGACTATTCGAGAGGAACTTTTATAATCTCTGTGGTTAATCCCACAGTCGTTTCTTTTCTTACAAGAGAGCCCCTACACGGTGGCTCTTTTGTTTAAAAATCCCCCTCATTGTTATTGTACCATAGAGCATACTAAACCTTTTAATCTTACGGAGGTTTTTTCGTTTTGGACGAGAACTACTATCTAACCAGCACGAGCCGGTATAACCAGCACGAGCCGATATAACCAGCACGAGCCGATATAACCAGCACGAGCCGATATAACCAGCACGAGCCGATATAACCAGCACGAGCCGAGAGTATCACAAAAACACACACAAAGGGTCACGGGGGGGGAAAAATATACAGAGAGAGAAACAAAAAAAAATAAACACAAGAGTACATGGCACCAACTATCAACGCCCGCCGTGTACGAACGAGAATCATTCCCTACTAAAGTAAGGTAAGTTAATTAACTAACTAATAAATTTATGAGCGAACAAATTAAACGTTGTCCCATCCACAATGTTCCTATGAGTAAGTCTTATGTAGAGGGTGAGTCAGACTGGTGGTGTCCTATCTGTGAGTACGAGAAGAAGAGGAAGAAGCAAGAGGATCTTAATTAAGTATAGAGGGGAGTCTTAATCGGCTCCCCTTATTACTTTAGTAGGGTGGTGTTCTACACGCCCTCCAAGTACGAATGAGAACCTTTACTTCTAAAGTAAGTGAATTTAATTAACTAACCTAACAAATTATGATTTGTCATTTTCAACCTGACCCGCTTAAAGATGCCCCTCTTGAAGCGATAGGGAAAATTAATGTCGGAGAAAACTTCGATATGGATAAGCCTATAATCTTAGGCATGGGGTTGCTTCCTAATGAGTCAGTCACTCTAGAGGGAGGCGAGCAGTTTATAGTATCAGTTCGTGGTGATGAACTAATACTTGAACTTCGTAATAATAAATAAGTAAACGACTAAATTTATGGAACTTAAATTTACACAAGTTAAAAGTAAAAATGATTCTGACTGGGAAAAGATAGGCGGAGGGTGGGATAAGCGTAAAGACGGTAAAGCAGTTGCTAGCGGTAAAGGTATCAGCTTTAAGATTGATAAAGGCGTTGATATTCATCTTAAAGGCGGTGATAGCTTAATGGTCTTTACTAATGATAATGTTTCTAAAGGTCAGCCAAGTCACAGATTATCTGTGAATACTGCTCCTGAAAAGAAATAATTAACTAGGGGAACTCCAAGAGCGGGGTTCCCCTTTTTAATTTCTTCTTATTTTTTCCATAGTGCCCTCCTAGTACGAACGAGAACCATTTATTCTAAAAATAATAAATACTAAAACTTACTTAGGTCGGGTAGGTTATCAATATATATAAAAGGCTAAGCGTATGCGTAATCGATTTTGGTCCTTATTACAAGACAAAAGGACAGGCAGGCGCGCTAAAGCCGAGCTAATCCGTGGTGGATTCGGAAGTAATCCTTCAAGACGTTGTTATGCGGCTATTCTGTTCTTTACTATTTGTTTTTTGTTTGGATTGTATTTGATTGTTAGTGGTTTGATTGTGTTGTTAGGGCTGTGTTGAGCTGTTGTGTGTTGTTTGTTGTTACTCTCCACAGCCCTTCTTGACGTCATCTCCACGTCAGGTTAAAAGTTTATTCCCTTAGGTGATGATAAGAAAAATAGGGGGAAATTTTTAGGATCGTGTTAGGAGAGAAGTAAAGGTCGTTAAACAAGCAAGTTAATTAATGCTTATGAAAGATTTATCAAAGGAAGCAGAAGCAACTCTATGTGAAATGCTTGACTATCTTTGTTCAAAAGTAAATTTTGGTCAAGCAAACTTAGATGCTAAGGCTGTTCAAAGTATGAATATTCTTTTCATAGAACTTAAGAAAGATAAGAGGAAATTTGAGTTAACTTAGGTGTTTGAACAAGCGGATTGTCCGTAAAGATATTAAACAGCAAAATGCCGCTGTAAATCGGCATTCTTCCTGTTTAATATCTTAAACGATTTTCAACAGCAAAATGTACGACTGGAGTTGTAAACAACTCCTGAGGCACATTCTTCCTGTTGAAAATCTTAGTGCGACTTCAACCACAAAATATTCTTGGCATCGCGATATTTTATTCAGGAACTTACAGTTCCTAAAACAATATCGCAGGAGCCCGAATATTCTTCTGATTGAAGTCTTAATTAGTTAACCTTAGATTGTATGAAGAAAAAAGAATTATTAAGCAGATTAAGTGACGTTATTACTGCTTATTCTAAGGATCATACCGACTCAGTGGATAAGGATGAAGAGAAAGAATTTACTAAGAATGTTCGAGCCTGTGAAGAAGTTGAGAGATACTTTAGAATATCTTATCCTGGATGAAAAAAGTAATATCAACAGAAAGGAACCCAATTAAATTGTGGACTGAAGACGTGGAAGATGGAGCCATGGTTCAATTAAAGAACCTGGCTAATCTGCCCTTCATCCACAAATGGGTCTGTGCTATGCCTGATTGTCATCAGGGTTATGGCATGCCTATTGGTGGAGTAATCGCCACTAGAAATGTCATCATTCCTAACGCAGTCGGCGTGGACATTGGCTGTGGAATGTGTGCTGTTAAAACCTCCTTAACAGAAATAGATACTGAGACTCTTAAGAATATTATGGGGAAAATTAGAGAAGCTATCCCTGTCGGATTTGAACATTATGAAGAGAAACAAGACCAAAGTTTAATGCCAGAATATAGTAAAGATATGATTAATGGTGTTGTAGTTGCTGAATATAATAATGCTCAAACACAAATAGGAACTCTTGGTGGTGGTAATCATTTTATCGAGATTCAAAAAGGTTCTGACGGACATATTTGGATTATGATACATAGTGGTTCAAGGAATTTAGGATTTAAAGTTGCTAAACATTATAACGAAGTTGCTAAAAAATTAAATAAGCAATGGTTTAGTTCAGTTCCTGAAGATCAGGGCCTAGCATTCTTACCAATACAAAGTGATGAAGCTAAGGCTTACTTAAGAGAAATGAATTATTGTATAGATTTTGCTTTGGCTAACAGAAAATTGATGATGAATAGAGTAATGGAAATCTTTATAGATAAAATAGATTATTCTTATAAAGGTGGAACAGAAACTAAGACTGGATGTGTTGAATTTGAGCCAATGATAAACATCGCTCACAATTATGCTGCTTGGGAAAATCATTTTGGAAAGAATGTTTTAGTCCATCGCAAAGGAGCTACGCTTGCCAGGAAAGGAACAATAGGAATTATTCCTGGAAGTCAGGGAACTAAGTCTTATATAGTTGAAGGACTTGGTAATCCAGATAGCTTTATGTCTTGTTCTCATGGAGCGGGAAGAAGAATGGGAAGAAAACAGGCCAAGAGAGAGCTAGATCTAAAAGCAGAGCAGGATAAGATGAAAGGTATTCTTCATTCCGTTAGAGGAGTTGAGCAATTAGATGAAGCTCCCGGTGCTTATAAAGACATAAGTACGGTTATGGGAAATCAAAAGGATTTAGTGAAAGTTTTAGTCGAACTTTCCCCCTTAGCTGGTATTAAAGGCTAATTATGACCTATGAAGAAGAGATTAAAACATTAACTCTTAAACAATTAGAACACCAGATAATAGGATCAGATAAAGGAGAAATGACATGTCATGGAATAAAAGATGTAAGAATGTTATCTGCTTGTTATAGAGAAGCTGCGAGTCGTGGTTTAAAGGTCTCTTGTAAGCTTCACTTAGTTAAAGATAATTAGGAGAAAATTATGAAATTGATGCAAAAGTATAAGAAAATGACGGATTTAATAGGTAAGAGTAATGAGTTAAAGTTGCCATTACTTAAAGAGTTAAATGGATACTTAAAAGATTTGAAGTTAGCATCTTTTTATTTATCCTTTAGTAGTACAATCGAAATAAAAGAAGTTGTTTTAGATCATGAAGGTCATCTTCTTAATAAAATGAAATGCTTAGTGGTTACTGAATATACTCATACAGAAGAAGGTAACAATTGCTTTATTATACCAAGCTTTGTTTTAACTGATAAGGATTATAAAACTAGATACTTTAATTTGATTAAGCAATGGAAGCAACAAGCTATTGATAATGATAAAGCTTTTAAGTTACAACAGAAAGAGAACAAAAAATTGTATGATGAGAAAGAATACAAAAGATTAAAGAGGAAATTTGGAAGAGTGCTTAAATAAGTTAATAAATGTTTATGACTAAAACAATAATGTTAGGATTGTTAGGATTGTTTCTAGTAATAGCAGGTGGATTACTTGCTGTTAGAAACTTAATTGTTATTCGTAATGCTACTGAATTTGGTTCGGTTGGATTGTTCTTAAGTCTCTTACCATTAATATTAATATTAATTGGATGGGGATTTACTATGTATTCAGAGCATAAAGGTCATTAATTAAAAGAGTAATAAATTTGGGAATGATAATTGAAACTTGGATCTATTACTCCTGGCTCTTTGTGGGCCTAATGGTAATGATTATAACTAAAAAAGTGATATGAAAATTGAACTTTATATTGCGTTAATATGTTTGTTCTTTCTCATATTAATGCACATCAGACGCATGTTCTATGTAAGCTACTTTAAAGTAAAGACTTGTGCTCTTCTTAAAGTAGCTAAGATAGATGAAAAAGAAAGAGAAACGTGTATAAAATTAATTAAAAACATGGAGATAAGTGCTTTAAAATTAATCAGTTATATAATATGGACAAAACTACAACAAAGGAAATCGTCACACAAGACGAAGTAAAGCTCTGGATTGTTAACCTTGGAATAAATACTCCTCTAGATAGCTGGTATCTTAGTGAGCGAGCACTTGTTAAAGAAGTTTATGTTAACTTCAAAGATGAGAAGTGCTGGGTCCCTGATATTGAATCTCTCCTAGATCAAATCAGAGACGAGATGGCTAGAGTCTTAATGCTATCTGGCTTAAAAAAGATACACTATGATTGGCGTGGTGTGGTTTTCGAGGTTGATCCTAGAGAAAAAGAACATTGCAAAGATTTGTGGAACAATGCTGCTGTGTATGGCATTGATCCTAAATTAGTAATTGAACGAGCTAAAGAAGCAGAGTTGAATAAGAAAGCTGAAGATAAATTCGATGAGTAAAAATATCTGTCCCATCTGTCATGAGACACAGTATACAGAGACAGATAAGAAGTATCTGGAACTTTATAATCAGTGTTCATGTTGTGATCAGAGAAGCTGGGAGATAGGAGAATTATCTGATCAGGATTTTCAGGCAAGAGAAGTAATAGCTTTAAAGGCTTGTAATGGATAGGAAAAAATTCTTGCTTTCCTTAGAACAGAAAAATAATGAATGGAAATTAATTCAAAGACTTAGAGGAACGAGTTTTGATTTAAATGATGTCGTTTGTTTCTGTTATAAAGATTTCTATCTCAAGATTAAGTTAGAAGTGACAGAATATCATCAAGGAAGATTTTGGCTTAAAATCTGGGAACAAGATGATGATGAAGAAAAAAGAGCTTTACATCTTGACTTTTGGATGGGTGATCAAAAATTTCCAAGATGGCAGAGAATCTTCTTAGTTAGACCTGCTTCAACTAAAAAGTGTAAACCAGTAATAAGACGCTATGCAAAAACTAAATAGGGATGCTTGGATATTCTTATCTAAACAGCGAGGTTATTTGTGGGGTGATGTGATTAGGCTTCACTATCTTAAATTTTACATAGATATTAAATTGATGAAAGGAAAAAAATTTAAATTAGGAAAGTATTTAATTGAAATGAGTGAGGGAAGTCCAATTAAAGATCCTAGATATGTTTCTAGATATGTTTCTTGTCCTCCAATCTTTCTTGGAATATCTCCAATCTGTACAGAAGTAGGCTTACAACATGAAAGAAAATTATACTTACTTATTCCTAAAGAGCTAGCACCTAAGACTTTTAAACCTAAAATTGTATATGAACAAAGGAGAATTGTATAAATGGGAAATGCTTCTTAAGTCAAGACATTTAGAATTCGGTGATGTGGTTTTATTCTGTTTTCCTAGACTAGAAATTAAGCTTTGTTTAAAGAAAGGCAGTCATTCTTTCTCTCATTATGATATTGATATTAATGTTTGGATAGATAAGGAAAAAGAAATACATGTAGAATTCTTTAAGGAGGGATTACAACTTGCTAGGTGGCAAAGAATTTTCTTACTTGAACCTGTTGAATTAAATCCAGAGTTTATAGGTGGTAAAATAATGTACTATGATCCAAAATAACTGGACCTTATTAGTTAAGCTTAGAAATTATAGATGGGGTGATATAGTTCGCTTTCATTATATGGCTTTTTATATTGATATTAAACTTGATAAGAAAAAGAAACATGTTTTTGATTTTGATGATAAAAAACTCAAAGTTTGGGTAAGTGCATATCCTAATCCTGGTAATCCAAGAATGAGATTTGGAATTGAACCTGAGAATATTTATATCCACGTTAGAGATCTTGGAAGATATTATTGGGTTGAAGTAGAACTATTACATCCAGTTGAGTATTCTCAACCTAAGAATTTTTATGCTAAGTTAGTCGAATCTGAAGAAATGAAAGAATGTCATCATTAAAAGAACTCAGAGACGATGTAATAGATTGTAAGATGTGTGAACTTCACAAGACACGAACCTATCCTGTAATTGGAATAGGTTCTCATAATCCTAAAGTTGTGTTTGTAGGAGAAGCTCCTGGTCGTGAAGAGGATTTAATAGCAACCCCGTTTGTGGGTAAGTCTGGACAGATCCTCCGAGCTCAGATACATCGAATAGGATTAAAAGATGTTTATCTTTGCAACGTTCTAAAGTGTAGGCCTCCAGAGAATAGAGACCCAAGTCATGAAGAGACGGAGAATTGTTCTGTGTATTTACGCAGGCAAATAGAAGTCCTTAAACCACTGTTTGTGGTAACACTGGGTCGGTTTGCTATGGAGACAATTAAAAGGATGTATGGAGGAAGTTACTATTCCTTATCTGAATGTCATGGAAGTAAGTCGACTTTCAAATTAGATAATGGAAGCATAGTAACATTCATTCCTTTCTTTCATCCTGCCGCTGTTCTTTATAATCCCCTCATTCCATTTGAGGAGGATTTTAATAAGTTAAAAGAATTGTTATGAGTATATTTAAGCTTCCTTTTAGCAAGGAGGAAATAGGAAAGGCGTGTGCTAAAAATCCCCTTATTGATAGGGAGGCTATTAGAAGAAGAGATGAAGTAACTATCAACGAGATTGTTAAGAGAAACAAACATCTCAAGATAGATATTTCAGAGGTAAACGATATTGTTTTACAGATCAGTCCTGAATACAGAGAAGATATTATTATCTCTAAGTTTGAGAACAGGGTTGAAATTGAGAAAGAATATTGTATACCCGAAGGACCTATGAACGATGAGATTGGAAGTGAGTTGGAAAGTTTAAAGGTCTTTAATGTTTAAATTGTGTAAACAAAAATTGTATGAAAACTAAATTGTCAATTAGAACTAGGAACTTTAAGTTCAAGACTACTGATTACACTCAAGCTTTAGCTTTCTTCTTACACTATATTCCCTCTTTGGGGAAAAAGTATGACGTGGAAATTTCTGAAGCTAAAGATGAGCGTATAAGATCCATCTTTGTTAGAATGGCAGACATGTTAAGACCAATAACTCCTAACAGTGAAAAGAAAAAGTCTGTTGAAAAGAAATTAAAGAAGTCAGGTAATAAAGTTGCTTCTTTAAATTCTCCTGTAAGAAGTAGAGTTATTAAGAAGCTATGGTCTGAAAGAGAAATTCGTCAGGTCTGTCTTTATTGTAAGAATAACAAGACATTATCTAAGATTAAAGGACTCTCAGCTTACAAAAGTTTAGCACGAAGACATGGTGATAGTGGTATCTCTCAGTTATGCTGGGCAATAAAGAACAATAGACTTGATAAATATTCTGAAAAGATTAAGTCAGTTGTTAAGAGTTCTAAATGAAGATAAAATGTTTTAGGTGTGGTAAAAAAGGAAACGTTAGAAAATATTATCACACCTATCGACTTCGTGTTAAGATACTTGAACAGGTGGGTAAAAAGGTGTGTGAAAAAACAGAAGTTAAAGAATTTGTGGGAGATATTTGGAAAGCTAAAGGCTTCAAAAACATAGGTCTAATGGGTGTTTCTATTCCTTTAGATAGATATGTTTGGGTATGTGATAAATGTTTAAAGAGAAAATGTAAGCTTTGTTCGATTGGTCTTTCCAATAAATGGATTTGTAAGTGTGGATTAAAACATGGTGCTTTTTACCCCAATCATCCTGACTATTGTAAGCAGTGTTGGGATGCTAAACGAAAATAATTATGGACAAATTAATTAAAGAACTTAAAAAGATATTAAAGGATGATATAGCTGTTGAGAAAGTGGTTATGATAGTTGAAGAATATAAACCACTTCGGAAAGTAACAGCATCATCTCTCTCTATTAAGTCTAGAGGAATTATGGCGTCTGTAGCTTTGAAAGCAGCAGTGGAACTTCTCCCTCAGATTAGTGATAAAACTTTTGAAGAGCTTGCAGATGTCTGTTATGTCTGGCTTAGAACTAAACAAGAAGTCGGAATGCCTAAAGAGATTCAGAAAGCTGTTGAAGCTATTGAACCCTTTTAGTTATGAAAGTCCCAAAGTATAGAACGTGGACACAACTTTTCTCAGGTCCTTATTCAAAATATGTTAGTGGACTTTCTATTGGAATGTTATGTACTATGATAAAGAGTCATTCTGAAATAGTAACTATACAAAAACTTAAGGGGGAAAAACCTGAATCTGATTATCCTGATTATCCTGAGGGAAATTTAGCCCCCTTAATGTTAAAGGTCGAATTAAAAGAACTTAAGAAAAGAGGTAAGCTATGAATAAAAAAATAAAAAAAGAATGGAAAAAGGTAGAAAAGATTAGCCAAGTTTCTGATTCTATTTCTTTGTTTCAAGAGTATCTTGATGATTTAAATGATAAAGAATTAGTAAAAGCAATAGAAAATTCAAAACAAAACATAATTGTTACTAGAATTCAAGGTGAGGATGGTGTAATTTTTCTGAAGTTCTTTTTAGATTTAGAGGAACACGAATTAAGAAAAAGATTAAATGAGGATACATGAGTTATAAACTTCCTCCAAAAGATGAATGGCAAATGGAAAAAGATGATGATATGATTCAAGCATCTGCTTATCGTGATCAAGTCTTTGAAGCTTCTATTGATCCAAGTATAAGTGAATTGAAAAAAAGAATAGATGAACTTAAAGGTAAGAAACAGTTGACCTATAGAGGATTCTTATTAGAAACTACTTCCATAAAGTCTTTAGAAGAAATGATAAATAAAACTAAGAGAGGGATTACAATTGCTAAGTTGCAGGGAAGATCTATTGATATACTTAAAGACATTCTTGAAGCTCAGCAAGGAGTTTTTAAAGAGAAGAGAATAAAGCTCATCCTTGAAGATAAGAAAAATGAGGATGAATGAAAAGTATATTAGCTAATATTCCTAATCATGTATGTGAAGAAATAATGGGAAACTTAAGGAAAATTCCAGTTAGTGAATTAAAAGCTCATAGAAAAAATACTCTTGAAAGCTTGACTCTATCTAAACTAAAGGAAGATAAGCTTGAAGCTAAAGCGAATCAAGTTTTCTTGGAGCTTGTTAATCGTGTCCTAAATGAGACACATGGTTTGGACTACTAAAAATGGTGAAGTAATGAATCTGAGTGACATGTCTATTCAGCATTTGATTCGTGCTCTTAAGTATAATGATAGAAAGAAAACAATTGCTAGATTAAAAGGATATGGAAAAGGGTCAATTGAATTTAATCAGATAGCAAGAGTTCAAGGTATGTTAGAAGCAGAGTTAGAAAGACGGAATAGAAAAAGCTTTGATAAAGATTGTAAATTTCTGTAACTATGAAAAAATATAAATATGGAATTATAAAAGAACCTGGGGGATTTGTTATAGTAAAGAATAATTCTACAATCCCATTAAGAACATGTTCTGTTTCTTCTTTGTTAGATATTCGTAAATGGGCAATTTTAGGACAAACAACAATACAACTTGAGGGAGAATATCGCATTGATCAACCAAGGCTTTTTAAAGATCTAATAAAAGAAATTGATAAGCTTGTAAAAGATTAATTAGTTAATCGACAATTAAATATGTATACAGTAAATTTGGAGTATCTAGGAAAGATGCTCCCACTTTATTTTAAGTTGAAGAAGCCTTTGTATTTGTGGGGGAAACCCAGTACGGCAAAGTCTTCTATCATTAGACAGTTCGCAATAGAAGAAGCTGCGAAAAGAAAGTTAGAATATTCGGAGGATAAATTTGGTCCTCAATATTTCACTTGTAAAATAATTCCTTTATCCCAATTTGATGCTCCTGATTTAAGGGGTATGCCTGAGATTAAGAATGGAATGACAACCTTTATTCCAGGCTGTGAGTTACCACGTGACGGTCAAGGAATAATTTTCTTTGACGAAATGAATTTGGCAGATGAGATAGTTCGTAAAGCTATGTATCAGTATATCTTAGAAGGTAGGTATTCAAATCTTCCTCCTATCTATGATAAGAATGGACAGCTTTCTTATTGGAGAGTAGCTGCTAGTAATGAAGAGAGTGACTTTAGTAATGTCGGGAGGTTAAGACTGGCTTTACTTAGAAGATTTCATCACTTAAAGGTTGTGCCTGAGTCTAAGGAAATATTAGATTACTTTAGTAAGATTGGAGCGAATTCAATGGTGATAGCATATCTTCTTAATTATCCTACTGATTTGTTTCCTCATCCATATGATGAGAAATTGTTAGAAGCTAAAGCAAATCCATTCCCTTGTATGTGGGAGGCAGTCTCAGATTATATGTTAGCCTATCCTGATTTAAAAGGTAAGGGTAAGATGAATGATCTTAGAATTTTTGTTTCCTCCTCAGTGGGATTAGGAGCTGCTGCTAAGTTCATAGGTTTCTTAACCATGGCAACTAAGCTAAAGATTAAAGATATAATTAAGGATCCTAAGAAAGAAATTAAGAAGATTGATAAAGAGGATGAAAAGATTTCATTACTTTATGCTGTAATTGCTTCTCTTCAAGAGCGTTGGGTAAGAACTAAGAGTGCACTTACTCCTCAACAAGTCGAGGGAGTATTAACTTGCCTTGATGTTGAATTCCAAACAGCATTTTTAAAGTTGTTAATGGGAGGCCAGAAAGGTAAGAGAAAAATTCCTAAACTCTTGGCACAACCAGGAGTTACTAAAGCTATACAAGACCTTGGAATTTATCTAAATGATGATAATGGATAGAGAAAGATTTATAAGAGCTAAGATTCAAATGCTAGTTGATGAACCTTTCTTCGGTCAGTTAGCATCTTACTTAGTTCCTGTTGAAGTTGATAAGAAACTCTGTCCAACCATGGGTGTAAATCAATTGGGAGAATTATATGTGAACCCAGAGTTTGTAGATAGTCTTCCCTTTAAAGAACTTAAGGGGGTTTTAATGCATGAGATTCTTCATCTTGCATTGTTACATCCCTCCAGAGTTCAAGACTTTAATCATAGATTGTTTAATGTAGCTGCTGATTTAAAGGTAAATGATATCCTTCTTAATGGAAATAAAGAAGTTTGTCTTCCTAAAGACGGAATCTTTCCTAATTATAGACATGAATGGGCTTTGGGAAAGATTAGAATTGAAAAGATTGATGAGAAAACTGCTGAACAAATCTATCATGAGCTACAGAAACAGTGTCCTAAAGAGAAAAAGATTAAAGTAATGCTAGATTTAAAGTCTTCGACAGGACAAAATGATAAGAATAATAAGAAAGGCAAAGGCAAAGGAGGAGCAAATATACCAGGAAATAGTAGAGCCTTAACAAAAGAAGAAATGGAAACAGCAAAGAATGCTTGGTCAGATAAAGTTAATGGTCTAAAGGTCCAGGGATTGATGCCAGCTAATATAGATAGAGCCTTAAACAAGTTAAGAGCTCATAAGATTACGTGGAATTCTTGGTTGAACGGAAGGTTTGCTAGAATAGTTAAAGAAAGATCTTGGTCTAGAGCAAATAAAAGATGGCTTCCATGGTATTATCCAGGAGCTTCTAAAGTAAAAGGACTACGTTGTGTAGTTGCTGTGGATACTTCAGGTTCAATTTCCGATAAGGAATATTCGGAAATAATTTCCGAACTCTATGGAATCTATAATGATTTTAGAGGAGCAGTTGAGATGATAGTTATTTCTTGTGACTCAGAAATACATGATGTATATTACTTAAAAGAAAATGAACAAGAGAAATTGAAGAACATAAAATTAAAAGGCGGTGGTGGTACAGATTTTAATCCAGTCTTTAATTGGATTAGAAAAGAACTTAGGCAAGAGGTCGATTGTCTATTGTACTTCACTGATGGCTATGGAGATTTTCCCCCTAGAGCATTACCGTTTGATACTATGTGGGTAATGACAAGTGATGTTAAACCTCCATTTGGCAAAACATTAAGCTTGAAATAATATGAAATTCTTTACAATGATTACAATAGTTTATCCTATTATTCTATTTGCTTATATAGCAGGATCATTAGCAGAAGCTATTGGAGATGAAACGTGTTTAGAAAGTTATACATTTACTATGGGAAATTTTTTGTGGACGATAGCTATGATTGGAATAGTCCTAGCAGTATGTTTCTGGTCTGGACAAGAGTGGGAAAAGAATAAAAAATAAAAAGAAATTATATGCCAATAGAAAAAAAGACAGTAGTTAAAACACAAAAAACTGTTTATGAATTTGAAGTTGAGTTCAAAATCAATAAGACAGTTAAGGTTATTGAATATAGTACACCAGATTATAAGAAAGTAGGAGAAATTGAATCAGGAATATTCAAATTTAGAAGTGACGATCTTAAGGAAGTTAGAAAATTAAGTCATGGAATTCTTAGTCTTATTAAACTAGGTGAGAGAAATGGATAAAGTATTACAAGAAGTTATTAAAAGGTTTGCTTCTATAAAACAAAGACTTCTTTTAATTGAAAAGATATGGGGAAAGAAAGAAGATAAGTATGATGCTGAAAGAGATCTTTATAAGTTTGAGAATGCAGCTAACAATTTCTTAGCTTGGTATGAAGTTAAGAAAGTTATTGAAAAGGAAATAAAGATTAAAGGTATGATTGATTTGAAAGAGAAAATGGATTATCTTACAAGACATTTAAGACATGCTTCATATTTTGCTTGTCTTAGTTCAGAAAGAATATTCATGGGTGAAAATAGAAATTATACTTTCCGACCTTATTGTTATTGGAATGATTTGTCTTATATGGGTGGCGATTTCTTTTACTTTGGAGGGAGAACTCCTCTTGGTATGATTCCTTCCATAGGAGAAAAATGGGATCTAAAGAAAGAAAAGACTAAGTGGATTCTTTCAAGTGAAGAAAATAAATATGATTTGTCTTTAATCTATAATAATTCTCACATCGATAAAGAAAAGTTTATTAAGATTCTAGAATCCATATACTTAGTAAATGAGAAAATAAATAGTTCAAAGATTAAAATGGATTATAACGGAGCTGAAATTTTAATTAATGAAAGTACTTCGTTTAGCTTTGGAAACGAAAGATTAAGTTTTCTATCTAGTGGAGGTGATGCTCACTTTGATATTGATTTGATTAACAAAAAATTTCCTGCTGAAAAACTTTTTGAAGATATTAAAGCAAAGAAATCTATGTCTGAAATTGAAAAAGGATTAAAAGATTTTATGGTTGAAGACTTAATAGATGAATTCTATTCATCTTCTGATAATGATTTTATGGAAGATCTAAAAAGATTTTTAGATTTCTTCAATAAATTTTTGCCTTCTGTAAAAAAGGGTATTAAATCAATTGAGAGTGTTGCAAAAATAGTTAAAGAAGAAACAGATAAATTCTCCTGCTATACTGAGAATGCTACGACTTATCTTAAATTGTTAAAGAAATAATATGAGTATATTTGAAAAAGTAAAAGAACCATTATCTAAACTTCAAGCTTTGATTAACAAAGATATCAACCTCAGAATGGGAATGATAAAAGAAATAGAGAAGCATCCAGTTGTTCAAGAGATTAGAAAGATTCAAGATATTATTCATGACGAAGAAAGGAATATGGAATATATAACTTGTTCAATCCCAAATATAGGAGTGACTGAAATTAAAATGATTAGCAGTAAGAAGACAGGAAGAAATCAATACTATGGAACTGAAGATCATTTTATTGATCCAGTTTTTCATAGTAGACTTGGTCTTAAAGGACAGCATCAAAGAGATCGAATTAATCAAGGACAACTAGTAATGAGAGATCTAACTGAAGTTAAGAAGACTAAAGCTATTTTTGTTTCTGAGGATATAAGAGAGATAAAACTTGACTTTGATCCTGCTTTATATTCTTATAAGAAAGTTAATCAAGAGAACTTAGCATTCTTTCTAAGTTATATAGACAATCTAATTAATGTTTATCAAGGTCTTAGTTTAGAAGTTAACTTTGGAGAAAAAGATCAAGAGGGTTCTCTTCTATTCTCTTTGGCTAAAAAAGAAAAGAGAAGTAAAATGGATAACAAAATTTTCTCCTTTGAGTTTCCCTCCTTAAGAAAAGGTTGGCATAATAGTTATAGTTATGGCAGTAGTGGATATCTTGAAATGGATTATGTAAATCTTCTTGGATTCTCTTTAGATCAAATACAAAAGCATCATCATGTTTCAGATATACCTGATATTGCTCATCACTCTGGTGCTAATCAAGAGATTAGTTATGAGAAACCTCATCAAGCAAATTCTATTATTCAGTATTCTAATTGTTTTAATTCTGTTGTTGACAACTGGGATAAGATTGATAAAGGTTTGAAAGAATTCTATGCTAAGAAAATTAAGATATTTGATTTGATTAAGAGTGACTATAAAGTATTCAAGACAATTATTCAAACTCAAGCAACGATTAATAAGTTAAAGAACTAAGCATGAAGATAAAAGAATTACAGTTAAAGTCTTTAGGATTACCTTCTGTGTTTGATAAGCTCTTATCCTTGGTTACTTGTAAAAAGGGAAATCTCTGGACTATAGATGAGAATCTAGTTCTGACTTATGAGAAAGATAAATCTGAAGAGAAAGCTAAATTAATTTTAGCTCATGAAGTTTTACATCTTTACTTGCTTCATCCTTTTATTGAGACACCTAAAGAAGTAAAGTTAATGCATGAAGTTACAGATTATCTTGTGAACGATATTCTAATCTATGAGTTTGGACTTACTGAATTACTTAAGATAGCTAAGTATAAAACAGATAAGGAAGGCTATACTCCTTGTGGAGTTTGTGTGAGGAATAAATCTTTTGTCGAACTCTTTGCTTTAATGTGTAAGCTGAGAGGAAAAGAAGTTCCTACAATAGTCTTTAAGAGAAAAGAATTAAACCATTTCTTGAAGTTAATGGTTAAGTAGAGAAAGAGTTGAGCCCCGATTTAATTAGTCGGGGCTTGACTTTTTTTATGCTATTAATTATACTATATTTGATTGTTACGTATCATGAAATTTTCTAAGATTATAGAGAACTATCCTAGTCTTAATGATAATTTGTTTGAAAGCAAGCTTTCGTTTGTATTAGACAAAGAGAAGTTTACATTAAGGAAGATTAAAGTTCCAGGAACTTCATTTGTACTTAGATACTATAGATTAGGAGACTATACTTTGATAGAACAAAATCCCCTTGAAGATTCAGGAGATGCAAAGCTTGTAAGAAAAGGAGAAAGGATTTCTATTCTAGTGGATAATTTAAATGATAAATCTTTATATAAATTTAAAAAGAATAAACTCATTAAATTATGACAGATCTTAAAAAAGATAAAGAAAAAAAACAACCAGTAGAGGATACAGTAGTTGCTATTCCTTCTCTTGAAATTAGAGATCCTATTGAGGCTCCTCTAAAAAAAATAGAAACAAAAAAGTCTACAAAGTTTTGGTACATCATTGGTTTTTTGATTGCTCTAGTTTTCTTATTTTTTGTACTCGTTAGTCTTGTCGCCATATTAAAGATTGAAGTATGTTATAAAATCCTCTCATTGGTTCTAGGATTTTTATTTTTATTAGACTTGTTACATTCATTTAAATTTTTATTCAAATAAGATGGAAGTTAAAGACGATAAAATCTTTCAGTGGTTGAAGGATCAAAAGATCTATACAGATAGTGGAGAACCATTTGAGTTTGAACAACATGGATTTTTAAAAGATTTATTTACAAATTTTAATAAGAACATTGTAGTAAAGAAATGTTCACAGATTGGTGTTTCTCTTGCGTTACTTTCAAAGATACTTTACTTATCAGATACTATGGACAAGAGAGTTAATACTCTTTATACTTTACCAACTGATGATGATGTTAAAGATTTTGTCAGAACTAAGTTTGACCCTATTGTTTTGGATTCTTATTTGAGTAAGTATGCGGAGGGTGTACGTAAAGAAGATAAAGTTTATTCCATTCAATTAAAGAAGATCTCTAATTCATTCTTTTACTTTAGGGGGTCTAAATCTAAATCAAAAGCTTTAAGTGTTTCAATTGATATCTGGATAGGAGATGAATGGGATTACCAAGATCAGAACATTAAGGAAATGTATTCTGAAAGACTTAAGGGTTCTGGTTCTTTAAGAATTAATTGGAAGGTAGGGAATCCTACAATTCCAAATTACGGAATAGCTAAAGAGTTTGAAGACTCTACTCAGAATTATTGGTACATTACTTGTCCAATGTGTAGACACGTGCAGCGTTTAGTTTGGCCTGATTCTATAGATAAAGAAAGAAAGGTATACGTATGCCGTCAGTGCCAGCGTCCTCTCACTGATGAGGTAAGGCTAGATGGTAAATGGATCCCAACCTACCCGGATCGTAAGCTAAAGGGTTATTCCTTTAACAGATTAATGGCTACTTGGTTCACGGCCGAAGATATACTTGATGACTTTAAGGTTAAGAAGATAGAGAATTTTTATAGATTTGTTTTAGGAGAATCATATGAAGGTAAGGGGATTAATATTAAGACTAAGTTTAAAACTTTCTTAACGGACTATAAAATAAAGGAAGGTAAGAGAATTATAGGAATAGATCAGGGAGATAGATTCTATGTGGTCTCCGGTATAGCTGGAAAGAAACATAGGATAATCGATTATGCTGCTGTATTTGATAACCCTGCTGAGATTAATGAGATGATCGCTGAATTAAAACCTGAACTAGTTGTGATGGATGCTTTACCTAACAAACACTTAGGGAGGATTTTCCAAAAGCAGTATGGTAAAAATAAATTCCTCCTAGCAAATGAGAGAGAGAAATCTTTAAAGGCGGTTGAATCTTTAGATATTGATCATAGACTTGGGGTTGTTAGTGCTGATAGAACTATGGTACTAGATGAAATGTTTTCATTCCTTGAGTCTGGAGTTTTAAAAATAAATAAGAATACTTCCAATCAGGACCTTTTCAAAGATCATTTATCTTGTATCGTTCCAGAAGAAAAAGAAATTCGTGGAGTCTTAAGAAGAAGATACAAGAAGATTGGTGAAGATCATTTAGCCTTTGCTTTATCCTTTTTTCAAATTGGTGCAGCCATTATGGTCCCAATTAAAATAGAAAAGAAAAAAGATTTGGATAAAAAAGATTTGGAAAAGAAAGAACATAGCAATGATATTATGGATGATAAAGATTTCCGTAAAGCATTGGCTGGAAAAGAAACAGATAAATGGGAAGAGATAACAACAATTTAATATGGATACACAAAAGTTTTTAAAAGAGGTTAGTGCATCTAGGGAGATTCATGATAACTTCCTTAGTGCTACTGAAAAGAATTTATCGTATTTCTTTTGGGGAAAAGATCAGGAGATTGTAACTTTCAAAAAGGGTTTGTTTTCCTATGGGGATTTTATTAGTGCGATGGAATCTGTGGCCCCAAGTGCTTTTAATCCTAGTTTAATTCCTTTACAGATAATGTTTCAAGAGATGGGGAATTCTAAGATTAAAGTTCGTACAGCTCCTACTGGGGCTTTAACTAAAGTAGATGGAGCGTTTGAATTTGGGATTGAGTTATCTCAAAAGCTTACTAATATGTTTGAGAACTTTAGTCCTCATGGATTGACGGCCTTGTTTGAAATGATTAATCATTCTTACATGGTCTTTTATTTAGATGCAGGCCATGGGACAATACATTCATTAAGTTGTTCAGATTTTTATCCTGGAGATTCAGAGATCTCAGACTTACAATCACAACCATTTGTTGTTAGATTAACTAGTCCTCGTAAAGAATTATTACTAAGAAGTATTCCTAACTCTACTGATCCCAGAATAAATTCCTCCGCTTATCATGATATTACTAAGCTATCTGAATTAACTGCAGTTCCTATTATAGATATCTGGAGTAAGGCAATTAATAAGAGAATCTTTAGCCTCCCTACTGGTGAGGTTTTATTTGAAGATGAAATGCCGGATGTAAAGACTTATCCTTTCTTTAAAGCTAGTGATAATCTTAGTCCTAATCGTTGGTATACTATGCCTATCATGTCAAAAATAAGACCGTTGCTTGAAAAATATAAGAAGGTTACAATGGCTATTGATCATGCAACTCATGCACAAGCTAGACCTTTGTTAGTTTATGATGAAGAAGCTTCTATTAATATTCCTAAACTTAAAGCTCAGTTGCAAGAGGGTGGTAAGAATATTCTAGTAGGTAAGAGTGAGATAGGTGATATTCGTTACAAGCAACCCGGGCAGCTTCCAGAGTATGTCTTTGCTCATCAAGCAAATTTACTTGGTCAGATAAATCAATTACTAGGGATTGCTGGGATGGCTAGAGTTGGTGCAGTTAGAGAGAAGGGGGCCGTTGAAGCAATGATCCGCTCTTCTTTACGTCAGTTCATTTTCTATTCTAATCAGATTAGAGGAGCTATAGTTAAGGCTAGTGATTACTATACTAGATATGTTCAGACTCATCGCCTACAATTTTTAAAAGAATTTAATGCTTTAAATTCCCCCTCTCCTTTATGGACAGAGGGAGGTTATAAATCAGAAGTTGAGGTCTTACCTTCAGTAGCTTCTAGAACTTCAACTGAACAAGCTTTTATTTTGAGAAAGAATGATAAGGGACTTATTTCTAAAGAACAAGCTCTTAGAGAATTAGGATATTCTAATCCTGATAGACAAAAGAAAGAATTAAATGAAGAGATATTAAGTCAAAAGAAATTAGCTGAAGAACTTAAGAGACCTTCACTTTCTTTACGTCAGGAAGTAGAACAGGTATTGGGTCCAGTATTAGGATACGTGCCAGATGTTCTTCTCTCTGGAGATTCTAAAGCAGTTGTTTCAGTTAATGAAAAGGATGTTGAGAAGTCACGTTTCTTATTAGGAGATATAAATGATAGAGTTTATATAGACGGATCAAGAGATCCAGAAACAAAGTCAGAAGAGGTAGAGTCTATGAGAGACAGAGTATCTGAACAACCTGCTCAACCGCCCATGGAAGCTAAGCAACCAACTGAGCAACCGGTTGAACAGCCAGCTGAACAGTTAGCTGAGCAGCCAGCCGAAGAACCAGTTGAGAAAGCTGAAACTACTAAGGAAGAAGCTCCTAAAGAAGCTGCTCCTAAGATTAGTAAGTTTAAACAGATACTTGAAAAGTTAATTGAGATTTCTAAGGTTGGAATAAAGAAAGAAGCTGTAGGAAAGTTCATAAGTAAGTATCCTGGAATTTATTTAGCAGACCCAGCAGGTAATGATATCTATAGTGGGAAGAAATTAATGATAGTTAAGTCTAGGTTATTTGATATTATAGATAAGCCTCATATTTTATTAGGGGGGAAGTTTGCCTATGGTGTTATAGTGCCACGTCTCCAGTTTAAAATGGATAAGAAAAGATTTCTAGAATTAGAGAAGTATCATTTAATATCTGATAAACAGAGAAAGGAATGGTGGGACAATAAACCTTTACATGGATATTTATTTGAATTTCATAAGTTTGAGGAACCAGTAGAATGGGAACGCAAGCCTGGGGTTAAGAACTTTGTCAAAGCTCCAATTCCTTTGCGAACTGAGCACCTTGGTGTTCCGTATACGGGGGATTTAAAACCAATGAACTTAACTCCTTTTAAGATTCCGCCTCCTGCAAAGCCAGAGAAGAAAGCTTTCCAGCCCTATGAAATATTTTCCCCCACTAGATTAAAAGATGTTATTCCAGTAGGAACTTATAATGTATCAGAGAAGATAGATGGCATTAGAACTTTCTGTTGGAAGGTGGGAGATAAGGTCAAGTTCTTCACGGATACAGGAAACGAAATTAATGCTGCTAAACTTACATTAGTAGCTGACTCAGTACGTAGTCTCTTTAAAACTCAGGATGTTTTATTAGATGGTGAGTTAGGAATGAAGGGGGCCAAACATGAGAGTGTTACAGGATTTGTGAGTAAGACTAGTCCGACTCCCGAAGAAAAAGCTGCCGTTGAATATATTACTTGGGATATTCTTTACTTGAATGGTAAGTCTTTAGCAGATAAACCTTTCATAGATCGTTATAGATTACTTAATCTTAAGATTAAACCTGGACAAGCTAAGGGGAAAATTAGAAGAGTTAAAACAACTAATGCTTCTAGGGACCAATTAGCTAAAGCAACTAAGACAGTAACTTCTCCAGAAGGCGTAGTCATTAGAGATATTGATGCAGCTTACTGGGCAACTCATGCAATGTACAAGATGAAGAAGACTGCTGACTTAGATGTTAAGATTATTCATGTAGAAAAAACTAAGAATAATCTCCCTGTCTTTCACTGTGCCTTAAGGGATGGAACTTATATGGGCCAAACCTATGCTCAGGGCGAAGTTAAAGCGATTAGAGGGGATGTTATTCGTGTGATGGTAGATCATTTTACAATTAGACCTGATGGTTCTATAGGGTGGTTTGCTCCACGTCCTAAAAATATTAAGTCTCCAGGCGCAGCATCTCTTAAACAGAAAGGTATTGGGAGTCCTGATACAATAGCATTTGTTAAGGAACATTATCTCAGTCATTCTGGTACAGAGGAAGCTTGGAATAAATGGTTCCCAGCATTTAAAGCTTGGAGAATAGGTCCGATGAAAAAAATAATTAGTAAGTTAAAAGAATAATTATGTATACAAACTACTACATCGCAGGTGTTCGCGATGGTAAAAAAACTAGAGTCTTTAATAAGAATCTTCATCAGGGTATTTTAGCTGCAAGGAAAATTGGTATGAAGCCTACATCGAAAGATGCTTATGGTTATGACTCTAAGAAAAAGAAATGGGAAAGTTTAAAAACTTCTGCTCCTGTTGCTGCAACTTTTAGGAAAGATGCTGCTAAGTCTTTATTAGAAAAAAGTAAACCAGTTAAAAGGATAAAGAAAGATTTTAAAGAAGTAAAACAAATGACTCGTGGATTGACTGCTAAATCTTTATTGGAGAAAGGTATAAAAAGAACTAGTGATAATGCAAAGGCAATAATTGGAGTTGGAGCTGCTATTCTTAAAGGAGGACAGAAGATTTTAAAGAAAACTAATTTTATAGTTCCAGCTGTTAAACTCTTAGGGGAAAAAATTAAGGTAGCAAAATCTACCATAGAAGCTAATCAAGCTCGTAAAGATCTATTGAAAAAGTTCAGTGACGATTTACCTTCCACTATAATGGGAGCAGACAATTACAATAAAGCAGTTAGGACTATTGATGATTACTTAAAGAAAGGAAACTATGTAGCTGCTTCTAATTATATGGTTACTCAATTATTCAAGTTAGAGAATCAGACAAGAGGAACAGGAAGTAATACATACGTAGCAGATAAACTTGGTAATTGGTATGGGAAACATTTAACTTTTCCTGAAGAATAATTATGACTAAGAAACAAATATATAAAGTTACGTATCATGATATTTCTTCTATCAACAATGAGGTTATTGTAAAACCTTATAAGAACTTGATGGCAACATGTTATATCATTGGGGAAATTCTTGAGGACGAAGATACTATTGTGGTAAAATATGGTGGAGGAATTGGGGAAGAAGATAATGATAGTTGCTTTGATGTTATTCCTAAATGCTGTGAAATAAAAAGAGAGAAGATATGAACAAAGAAATCTTTCAGTTAACTATGATTAGTCGTAGACTTTCTACCTTAAAAGGAAATAAAGGCAAGGTTTTTCTAGTAGGGGGAATGATTACGAATGGTCGGTCCGTTAGAGACATTGATATTTTAGTTCAGAAGAAAGAAGATATTCCTTTAGTTAAAAAAGCAATGGGTCCATTTAGTAAGGATGTTCATTACTCAGTTGATAAAGGAAGCAGACCTAGTTCTAGATCTTACTTAACAATAGAACCAAAGAGTTTACCAGAAGTTAATAAGATCTTCTAATGAAAATAGATACAGAAAAAGTTAAGGGGAAATCTTATAAGGTTTATAAAGGAACTAAGATTCCTACTAAGGCAGAATTTTTAAGACGGGCTTTAAAGAAAGCTAAAGATTTAGACGTACATGAGAAGTGGATTGACTTCATTCCGGCTACCTTTACACTTCAATTACATGGTTGGTTTGATGAAGGAAGTTATGGAAAAGGCAAACAGGCCTTGACAAAAATAATATCTATTGTTAAGATATCTTTAAAGAATCATGAAGACCCAATTCTTAACCTAAAGTATGGAAAGTTTCATTATGATTTACGAATAAAAAAGAAAGGTTCAGTTACATGGTTTGGTTTAACTACCTTTCGATTACCTTGGACCGGGACCCCTGAAGATAAAGTAATGGGAACTGTCAAAGGTTATCAAGCTCTAGTTAAGGGGTCTGAAAAATTAAATAAGTTTTTAAGAACAAAAGCAGAAGAAGCTTTAACTACTCAAGGAACCTCCGAACGTAGAGATCGTCCAAAGTGGATGAAGATTAAAGCAGAGTTCTGGAATCCTCCTGGACTAGGAACTCCTACTGGACAGCCTGGTGTAATGATAGCAATCGAATATTTAAAACCATGTGTTGTTCATAGAAGAGAATTAGATTTTCTGGATGCAACATTTATAGGAGAATTTTTTAAGGGAAGATATTACGATAGGCTAGTTGAAAGGAAATTAGAAAAAGGTTTTGGTTTAGGATTCTATTTTTGGAGAGCGAAACGTGCATGGAGTTTAGCAGCCATGGAGAAAATTGCTAAGGGTCAGACTAAGAAAGAATCAGTAGAAGTAAAGACTCAAGATGAAACTAATGAAATACAAATCTCCCTTAAGCCTAAATGGAAATATAAAAGTTCGAAATAAATAATAAGTTAATCTTGTTTATATGGCTGAGAAAAAAATAATTCTAGTTTGTCCTAAGTGTGGCGCAAAAGAGGAAGTCGCAATAGGAACAAAAGATTTAAAATGTAAAAAGTGTAACATTGCTATGCTTCCTGAAGAGAAGGCTAAGGCTTTTGCTAAGGTTTATGCAGCTGCTAATGTTAGACGAAGACGTAGAGATGCGGCTAGAGGTTTAGCTAGAGGTTTAGCTAACAAGACTGAAGCTGGCTATGGATACGGTGCAAAATAATCATATGAAACTATTAGACTGGTTTAAAGTTAAGAAATTTAACTTGATTGATGCAAAGATTTTTGCTTTGTGTGGTATGTTTATAGGAATGATACTAGCTAAGTTAGTTGACATTAATGTTTATTTACTACTTATATTAGCTGCATTACTTTATATTTGTATCATTCAAAAGGTTTTCAAAAAATAATTAATCATAAATATTAAATTATGAAATTAAAGTTTAGCGAAAAAAAAGAAGAAGAAGAAACTAAAAAAGACGAAGAAGTTAAAGAAGAAAAGAAAGAGGAAAAAACTGTAGAAAAAACTGTAGAAAAAACTGAAGAGGAAGTTGTAGTCGCTCCTGATAAGTTTATGGAAGCTATCAATGCAGTTAAAGCAGGTCAAGAAAAGCTGGGGGAAAAACTTGGAGATGTTAACACTCGTCTTGATGTAATGGAAGAGGAAAAAGAAGAAGATTTTAATAGTGTTGGTGATGATCTATTTAAAGAAGATGAACCTGTTAAGGAAGAACCTAAGACAGAAGTTAAGGAAGATATTAAAAAGACAGAGGAACCTGATCTTGAAGCAGCTATTGCTGATGAGGAAGGCTTTAGAAATAAAGTCTCCAAAGGTCAGAGATCTATTGCAGAACGACAAGATAAGATTGAGAGAAAGATTGATGAAGGTGAACTTAAAAGAGAAGTAGGAATTGCTAAAGAAAAATTCCCCAACGCAAAAGATACTGATATCCTTAGAGGAATAGCAGATGATCCTAACAAGTCAGCTATGGAAATAGCTGAAGAACTAAGTACAAATTTTGATAATACACGCAATGAAATGCGTAAAGAAATTAAAGAGGAACTTGAAGCAGAGGTAAAAAAAGAGCAAAAAGGTAACGTCTCTTTACCTCAGACACCAGGTTCAAAAGACTCTTCTACTGAAAATCCCGCTGAAGCTGGGGGCTTAGACCCTTGGCAAGATGCTAGGGATAAAGCAAAGTCGGAAGTTGAAGAAGAGTAAAAATTGTTTAATAAGACTTAAAGTCTTGTTATGTCCTTAATTGCAGAATTAACAGCTGCAACTCACAAGTATTACTCTCCAGTAGTCATTGATCAGATTTTTCAGTACTCACCTTTATTGTATAGAATATTCAAAATTGCTAAGGAAGGTTCTTGGGGTTTAGCACAAACAACTAGTGGTGGTCGTAAGATTGCAGAAACGCTAGAGTATCAGGAAACCGCTCAGGCTTCCGGGTCTCATGGTGGATACGCAAGCTCCGACACATGGGTCGCTGATGACGAAGATTCATTAACTCAGGCTGAATATAGCTGGAAAATGTATCACGCAACCGTCAAGATTCCAAACATCACAGTATCAGAGAATTCAGCGAAAGCTAGAATCTTCGATATTGCCGCCATTAGGTTGAAGAATGCTTCCAAAACTCTTAGAAAAGATCTAGCAACTGACCTCTATGCAGATGAAACCGGTGAATCAGGTACTACAATGATGGGTTTACGCGCACTTGTCAAAGCCACTGGTACTATTGGTGGAATTGATAAGGGAAGTTACTCATGGTGGCAAGGTGTCATAAGCACAGCTGAATCAAATCGTACATTAACTTGGGCGATCTTGAACGACTTGTTTATGGATACTAAGCATTATGGTGACGGAGTCGCTTTATCTCTCTTTGTCTGTTCAGACGGAGTAATGCAGAACTATGAAGATACCTATACCAAAGTCGTTGGTGCAGATACTTCTACTTCAGGTGTTCGCTTAGCTTTACAATCTGGTAAAGTACTTGAAGGTGGATTCAGATCCTTTATGTTCAAAGGAATCCCAATCGTTTCAGATCCTTTTTGTCCCGCAAACAAACTATTCGGTTTAACAGAACAATTCCTACATGCTAGAATTTTAAAACAATTTGGAACTCTCGGTTGGAAATCAATTGAAGATCAAGGTAAGGATTACCTCCAGGCCACTTTTAAAGGTTATTTAGCTTTTACTTGTAGTTGTGCTAGAAAGCAATCTATGGCTGAAGCTTTGACTGAAGCTTAGACTGTTACATAGTGATTAATGGGGCGTGGCTTTAGGTTCGCGCCCCTTTATATTATGAAAAGAAAAAAGTTTTGTTATGTGACTTGGTATCATCCATGTCTCAAAACTAGAAATGATTTAGAAGAGCTAGATCAAAAGGTGTTTGTTCTTTATCAAGACAGTAAGCAATCAGTTCTTTTAAAGAATGTGAAGATGTTTTATTCTTTTATAGATAATAGAGCAGTAGGAATGAATTTCCTTATGCACTATTTAATGTCTAAGTATTATTGGGTGGTAGTTTTTCATCCCAAGGTTCAAGTGTCTCCAGATAAGATACAGTTCCCAGACTATTCAAGAGTGTTTTATTCTGCTGGGGAGGATTGGCAAAATCTCCCTAAGGAGTTTAGCTCAATGCATTTCTCTTACATTTTACGAACCTATGATTATCTACCATGGAATACTTCTAAGACAGACGCTGAATCTTTAGCTGAGTATATTAAGTCTATTAAAGTTTCTAACTTATCTAAACAAATAAATCCTTATTGGAAATTAATTTTATGATAAATTCATTAGTATTACCTAGTGAACCTAGGGCCGCTTTCTTTAGACAATATTTAAAAATACAGGGGGTAAATGTAATTAAGGAGTCTTCTAGTAAGAGACCAAACGTATTACATATTTTTAGCAGAAATCCTAAAGCGATTCTTAGAATGTATAAAATCTTTAAGCCTGACTTATTGGTTCTACATCAAGTTCATTACCCTAGGATTGCTTATAATCTTCCATATGTTTATTTCCCCCTAAAGAATAAAGAAGATTTTTATAAAAACATAGTAGCCTATACTAACAATATCTCTTTAACTAATCTTTACTTGAATAAGATAAATGTTCAATACACAATTAAATTCTTTACTAGTGAGGCTTCTTTTAAAAAGAAAGTCTTCTCTATATTTAGAAAGTCTAGTAAGATGAAAACCAGGTTAAGAGATTTAAAGACTAAGTTAATGCTGGATTAATGAGAGGCGCGTATGAAATCCTAATCTATATTGATGAAGATAGATATCCTGTAAGGAAGATGATTCAAACTTTTAAGAGTATACGTTACTTTCTTTCAAAGGGTAGAGCTCCTAAACATTTTAGATCATGGGGATTTCCATCAGTCTCAATCTTGTTTAAGAATCCTAGTACTAAGAGGTTCATGAACATAAGAATGTATTACAAGTTTTATCCATGGTGGACTAGGATTTATTTTGGGGTTACTCCTTCTGAGTTCTTAAAGAATCGATTAGTAAGTCCACATACAAAAGCACTTTTAATTATACAAGCTCCTATAAAGTTTGGAGCGACTAATCAAGCTAGTCTTATTAGATCAGCAAGATTCTTTGCCTCTGTAGTTTATCCTTTATATTCTAAGCAATGGAAATCTGCGGTAGCTAAGTATCCTGGGTTATTAGCTGTTCATAATAAGACAAGGATTAGTGAGGGGGATTTTCAAACAGTTGGGAAAAGACTTAGTAAAGTCTGTCCATATTTCCAATCTGATTTCCGGAAATTATTTCCGAAAAAGAACTGGAAATGTTTTGCAATAAGAAGAAAAGGTTTGCATAATTTACAACATTATCCTGATGGCAGGATCGGGCCATCAGATAAGAATATAAGATTCAGAGTGTTACTTGATAATTTATATGACTCTTTATAATCTATTTAAACAGCAAAGTTTACAACTCCCATCAGTATCAGAACGTAAGAAACTATATTCAGGATATAAGCTGGGAGAGGATTATGTAGGTTCAGCTGAACAAAATATTAACTTAACCAAAGCTATTGAAAAAGATGTGCGAGCTTTTGATTCTTTTGTTAAGTCATTAAAAACTCCTAAGGCTGTTGAGCCTAAGGAAGATATATTTAAAAAGGAACCGGTATTAGAAAGATCAGATCCTTTTGAGACAAGAGAATTAACTGTTGGTAAGACAGTTGGTGATTGGTTAAAGGAAAATAAAATAGAGTTTGAGGACTTTCAAAAGTTAAATCCAGCGTATAAGACACCGGATTTTAAGGTTGAGAGTCCTTTTAAAGTTAGAGTTGTTAAAGCTCCTAAGTTTTTAAAGGATTATCCTGAGCTAACAAATAGAACTGGGATGTCTATTGCACCAATTAAAATGATAAAGGAACCTTCTGAACTAGAGAAGATGATAAAGCAGACAATCCCTAATCTTTTAAAGGAAGGTATTAGAAAAATTCCTAAGCTTTTTGTTGGAGATAAAAATATCTTTCCTCAGATAACTAGTGAGATAGCTAAAGGAATAAAGCAAACTAAAGAATTCTATAAGCAAAAAGATATTGAAAAGAAACTAGCTGATAAAAGTAAAGCTAAAAGTATTAGTTGGAATCCTAAGTCTATTTTAAAGTCTTTAATTTTACTTACTCAACCGGTAGCTCTTATAGAAAGAAGAGCAGATAAGAAAAAAGTTGAACTAGAAAAGAAAGAAGTTCAAACTTTAATTCCTACTATTAAAGATATTATAAGTGGAGACTCAAAGGTAGATATTAGTCGTAAAGAACAATTAATACTGATTCAACCTAAAGAAGATAATCTTGGAGTCGAAGGAAATGCTGCTAGGTTAAAGAGATCTTTAAAAGAAACTGCTGACTTAAAGGAGGATTTTCTCCAAAAGAATATCACCTTAGTTTCTAGAGGAGATGAGATCACTGGGTTTACAGATGAGAAAGGAAAATATGAAGACTTCTATGAGTTAGATAAAGATGTTAAAGAAGCAGAAGCGATGAAGGTAGAGGTAGAAGCACTTACTCAAAAGATAGGAGGGAATACTGCTAAGCTTCAGACTAACTCCGATGAATCTCTTAAGTGGCAAACTGAAATGTTTAACAATCTTGAGGAACGAACTGAAGTTATCTTCAGTATTATTTCAGATCCTGATATAATTAAAGACCCTTCCTTACTTGCTAAAATCTTTTCAATTTTCCCCTCACGTTCTAGCTTCATGTTAGGAGTTACTAAGGCCCCCGAAGAAACATTAATTCAAACTCCAGAGGTTAAAGAACTTATCTCTGAGCTGGAAGGATTATATACTGAAAGAATGAAAGAGATTTTAGATGTTGCTTCTAGTGTCCAAGCTGGAGATGAAGCTGCTTCCACAAAATTCTGGGAGGGTCTTACAGAAAAGGAAATGGAAAATCTTGAAAGAGTAATGACTCTCAATAGATTGATTGGAGAGAAGGATGATTCAACTAAGATCCAAAAGACATGGGAACTAATGGAAGATCCTTATTTTCAGAAAGCCCTTTTAGATAGTTATGAATATCTTTCTGAAGAACAGAAAAAATTCTTAAAGCCTATAGTTGAAGTAGCTAGGTTAAATGCTGAGAGAGTTATTTTATGGCCACTAGTAAATAAAGAACTAGAATCTCAATCAGAAGAAGTAAAGAATTTGATAACTGAATATCAAAGTTTAATTGATAGTATTAATAGAAGGGTTGTAGTTCTTGGAGATCCTTCAGTCTCTGGGACTCTTGCTCATAATCTAGTTGAACTTAGTGAGACTGGTCAAGATTATTATAGAAGTATAAAACTATCTGAATTAAAGAGTGAAGCTGATAGATCAGAATTTCTAGAGACCTATGAGAGAGCTAGAACTTTTAAATCTATGGCTAAAGCTAGAATGAATTTTCTACTTGGCCTTGGGAAAAAAACTGAGTGGCAACCTTGGAAAGCTTATAAGCAATCTTTATTCCCTGGAGGTTTTCAAACTTACTTAAGAGAAGGTGGAATTGGAATGGATCTTCCTCGCATAGTTAGTATCCCAATTTATCATGCTGCTAAATTTGGTTGGAAGACAATGATAAAAATGTGGGATACTGGTTTAGCTGCTGTCAGTACAGGAATTATAGCTGCTTTAGATATTACTTCTTCAGGATTCAAAGCTATTATAGAGAACCTTGGAGCTTTGTATGGGTATGAAGAGAAAGATGTTATTAATCAAACTACATTAGGGGAGTATCCATTTAAGGAAGATAATTTTCTTAGTAAGATGTGGAATGTTGCTTCTTTTAATGTATTCAATTTACCTGATGCTTCTAGATATAGTGATATCAAATCTATCCCAGTTGGAGAAAGATTTCTTCCTGAGAATATAGGTAAGTGGGTTGATTTTAAAAGAGGTGGATATATTCCACAAGTTTTTGCTTCTCAATATCATCCTCGTGCTTATGAAAAAAAGTTGATTGTTGAAACTTCTAAACCATTTGATCATCTTCCTAAAGAATTTATGGGAGTAAGAGAGGAATTTTTACAGTTAAATGGTTTAACTGAAAATTCAGTTTTAAAAATGGGACAAAGAATTATGGTTCCTACAGAGGCTTTTGTTTCTCCACGTAATTTACTTGATCCTAAGTTAGTAAACAAATTAGAGCAATCTCTTAATGGTAGATTAAGTTTGTTAGCTTTTGATTTTCTTGGATGGGTTAAGTTAGATCCACTTACAGTTTTTTGGAGTGGTATTGGTTCCACTTCTAAATCGATAATGAAACATATTTCCCCTAAGTATGCTAAGCAATTAAAGACTAGGAAGGATCTGTTAGCTTTTTCTAAACAGTATTCTAAGTCTACTGATATCGCTGAGGATTTAGCTAGCTTTATTACAGGAGATGCTGTAGCAGAAGGATTTTTAAAGGCAACCTTCCCGGGAATGATAGAAGCCAGAAAAGCTTTAACCAGCGTTAGAGTTCTTGATAATTTAGATCCACGAATTTTAAACCAAATAGAAAAGCTTTCACAAAAAGGAGAACTTTGGAGAAGTGGATTCTTCTCTAAGACTTTTCTTGATGATGTAAAAGGTAAGATTGGAAAAGAAAAGTTTAAAGTTTTTAAAGAAGGTTTAGAAGGATTAATGTTAAAAGGTAAACTTCCTGAAGCTACTAATAATATTGTATGGGAAGTGTTGAATCAATATGGTGGTGATGGATTTAAAATGATACAGAAAATAATTAAGGGTACTCCAAAAACATTTACAAATGAATTAGGGAAATTAGTAAAGAGTTATCACACTGCTGAGATGAGACAATACGTACTACGTAAAAATTTAGATGATGCTTTAAAAGGATTAGCTCCATCTGAAAGAAATGCTGTATTAACTCTTTCTCAAAAAACTCCTGCTCAAATTACATTAGAGCTTTCTCGAATGAAAAAGCTTGGAAAAGGAATCTCTTTTAAGGGTAAGTTATTTCAGAGAGCTGAGTTTAATAGTAAATCAATTGAGAAAATTAAAAGGGCTGTTGCTGAAACTAAAAAGAATCTATCTGAGATTGAGAGTATAATCTTAAAAGGTGACTCTATTATTAAATTACCAAATGGAAGTAAGATTGTATTTAAATTTAAGGATGGGGGAAAGAACTATTATGATCCGATCAGTAAAGTTTTTGTAATTGAGAAGCCAGGAAACATGGGAGTTAGTGGAGTCCTTAATGATTTCTATAGTCAGGTTGGAAAACAAGCAACTAAATATTTAGATAATACTACTGCTTATTTCTCTGAGTCAACTCTTTTAAAAAGATATTACCTCTCTTATGAAGATATTGTAAAGGAGATTAAGAATGGGAATATTGGACTAGGCCATAGATTAACTGATACTCTAGTTAAGTTTAATGGTGAGGAAATAAAGCTAAAGAAATTCCTAGCAGAAATTAAACAATTAGCTAAAGAAGAGCCTGGTCTTCCTTTTAAAGAGAGAGCATGGAAAAAGATTAGTAAGAATTTACCCAATGAGGGGAGCTTTTCATCTAAGAAATGGAGTTTTGAAATTCCAGTTAATACTAAAAATTCCTCCTCAGTAGTTGAAGCGATGTTAAAACATATTAAGTTTGATGTTCTAACCAATAATAAATGGGAAGGAATGAGTGGGAGTGAGTTTAGAACTATGTTAGAAAAAGTTGCTAAGATAGATAATGCTTTCATTCCTACTACTGTAAGTAAAACAGTTTATACTACTCTTCCTTTTCAGTATGGACAAGCTAGTAAGGCTCTTAAGGGCTATTCAGCCTGGGGAGAGATGCCAACTAGGCAAGCCATGCAGAAACTTTTAAAGGAAGAATCTAAAAAGATAATCAAGGTTACTGATCCTAAAGACTTTAGAGCTTATTTTGAAGAGGCTATGAGTCTATACTTTATGAAGAAGTATGATCCTACATCTTATGTTAAATATAAGAGTGATATTTTTCAGATGTTTGAGAATCTTACTCCTCAAAAATTAAATCAGTATTTAAATTCTCATCAAAAGATTGCTTTAATGATCTTTAATAATGAGAAGAAAGGTATTCAATCTTTACCCCCTTCACTTATTTCTTTATTAGAAAAGTTTACTGGCAATGCTGATGATGTTAAGAATGCATTAACTAAGTTTTTAAAAGGAAGAATAGAGGCTGAGAAGATTCAGATATTAAAAGCTGAAAAGATTAGAAAGTTAAATGATTTTAGAGTTGGTAAGATAAGGAATCCAGAAGCTGAATGGCAACTATATAAAAAGAAGTGGTCCCTTGACCTAGCAATTAATCCTAAGAGTGAAGAATTTTCTGTTCTCCATGATATTTTAAAAGAAGCTCCTATCTTGAATTTTAAAAAGACTCCTTATTTAGTTCCTAAGAAATGGATTACTAGAGCTGAAGATAATTACTACTTAAGAAGAGGGAGATCTGTTGCTGAACATGAAGCTTTATTCTTAGATATTCAACAAGGTGGAAGACAAAAGCTTGCTCAAATCTTATCTAAGAAGATTCCAAAGACAAAAAGAATTGTAATCATGGAAGATTTAAGTAAGTCTATTAAGAATGTTAAAGCTCAAACCTATACGTATTTACCTTCTAATACTAGAAAAGAAATAGATAAAGAAGTTGAAAGAATAGTTTCTAAACTTGGAAGAGAAGGTTACTTCGTGATTCCAGAAAGTCATAAGCTGTCTAAGTATGCTTATAATAAGATGTCTGAAGTTTTGCCTCCTGGCAAAGTAAGCTTACTTAAAAGACATGGAGCAGGGAAAGATAGATTTGCAATGAGTGAAGCTAAGGCCGTTAATACACTAAAGGAACTAGGTCAGTATGAAAATTATACAATGTGGGGGGCAATTTCTGAGAAAGATATTTTTGAATTCTGGAGCAGAGTTCCTGAATATATTCCTAGGTTTAAATACTATCATGGTACAGGTAAAAAGTTTACTGCTCCTATTGAAGGAATGAAAACAAAGGGAACCTTTACCTGGATGCCTGATCTCAGAGCAAAGAATTTAGATTTCAGAAGAGAGATACTTCCTTTTATAAAAAAGAGAAAGAATACAAATGCTAAGTTATTGGCAGAATTTATTTCTTCTCCTACTGGAGCTGTAGATGATCTTTCTGTTTCTGCAATTGCTCAAGCTGTAGAAGTCTTAGAAAATAAGAAAAGAATTTTAAATGGAATTTTCGACTCTAAGAGTTTCTATATTCAAAAATCTAAGAGTGGAAAGAAACTAATAAACTTTAAAGGAAAAGGAAAACTTGATGATCTAGACTTGGATTCTATTATCTATTTTTCAAATGGTAAGACTGTTGGGAATATTTCTGATTCAATTAGGAAGAGAGCAAAGAAGTTTATCTATGAACAGAAGTATTTAGATAGATTAGATGATGCGCAGTGGCCGGCCAACTTAACTCTTGGAGATGTGAGAGCTGATTTACGTCAAGCATTTAATCTACATAAGTATTCTGATAGAGATCAATTTGCAAAAGTCTTTAAAGAAGTTTTAAATTCTAAGGGGAAAAATGATTCAGCTATCAAGAAGTTAATACGACAAATGAAACTAGACGATCTTATTGAGCTCCCAAAGATGGAAAGAGATTTCTATGTTCTTATGTCTGATTTAAATGAAGCAGCTCAACGTGGAAATTTTCTTTCAGTATTAAGAAGTGAAGCGGATGATGCTTATAATAATTTAAATAATTTAAAAGTTGCTTTAAAAAGATTAAAGAAACTAGATAAGCAAGGTAATAAATATATCTATTCAGTTAAGCATCCTAGTATTGAGGGAGAAACAGCAACTATAATGAAAGCTTATTTTGATAAAGGTACCGGGACTTTAAAGAAGATAGAGAAAGAACTTCCAAAAACTGGAGGCTTGAATAATTTTTCAAATAAGTTTATTGCTTCTAAGATTGAACTTAAGAAGGTTGAAGGTTCAGTCCAGGTTAAAGTTAAAGATGCAATAACAAAATTAAAAAGTAACATAACTTCATTAGAAGAATATGTTCCTAGAGTTGAGAGTATGAATAAAGTCTTTAGTATGTTTGATTTTGATTCATTTAAAATTAGAAACGTAGATGATTTCATAGATGCTATCTGGGATATTTCTAGAAGTACTCCTTCTGAGAAAGCTCTTGCTTTAATTGGTGATTGGCGTGGTAAAGGAATTAAGAAGGCTCAGGGGGCTGGTAGGCTTGAATACAAGCACGTAGATGTTGAAAAGGTTAAGTTAGTTGATGCTAAGATCAAACCTTTACTTACAAAAGATGTTACTAAATTTATAGAACTTCATCAAATTACTGCTCCTAAGTTTATAATAACAGATAAAAGTACTCAGGTTTCCTTAGACATATTAAAATCATTAAAAGAAGTTAAAGCAGATTTAGTTATCTTTGTTGATTTAAAAGTACCTAAGAATGTTCTGGATAAAATAAAAAGAAAAGCTATTATTGATTCTTCTAAATTCTTTCCTGCTAAGTCTTTAATAGCAAATAAAGAAGAGGTTGCTCTAGCTAGAAGAGTTCGTGATGCTTTTTATAAGAACCAACGTGTAGTAATTATAGGGGGAAAAGCTAAGAAGGTTAAAGAGAGATTGATAGATTTATTCCCCCCTGTAGAAGCTGAAGCTTATAAGGGACTCTTTCATATAGATAGAATGCCTAAGATAAGAAAGAAAAAATATCCTGGTCCAACATATTTAAAAAGAAAAGGAAAGACTCCAATTCAAACAGGAATGGATAAGGAGGCTAAAGAGATTTATTCAAAAACTATTCCTTCTAAATCATTAGCTGATTGGGATAATTACTTAAAGAAACCTTCAGTACCACGTTTGGTTGAAGAAATTCCTGCAGAAAGAACCAGGAGAATAACTGATATTATTTTAGATAAGCTAGAAGATTCAATAGAACAGTCTCCTGATTTTAAAGAGTTCTGGATTAAGAAAGTAAAGAGGGTAATAGGTTCTAAAGTAAAACAAGTTAAAGTAAAGTTACCTGAGATTATAAACTTTAATGATGTTGAGAATCTTAAGTTGTTAGATGATGCTGGTATTAAATTATATGTTGCTAAGACTGATACTCTAAGGATGGAATCTCTCTTACAGTTAAAGAAAGAAAAGATTTCAATTAGACTGATTTCAGAAGCTGATGCTCTTAAGTTAAAGTATTCTTATGCTAAAGGAGTTACTGGGAAAACTGAACTTTATGAACGTCTTGATTTCTTTAAGAGGAAAATTCATTCAGAGATTAAATCAGATGTTAGAAATTTCTTTAAAGAGTATAAGAAAATAATTCCATTCTCCACTGTGAGTATGGGAGATCTTAGAAAGAATACTTATGAATGGCTAACTTCTGTTTATAAAAGTAAGGGGAATAAAGCATTAATTAAAGAGTGGAAAGAAACTGCAGTTAAGATGAGAAAGACTTATGAGGAACAGTTACGTGCAATTATCATTAAAGAGTTTGGTACTCTAAATAATAAAGCAGCAAGACATATCTTTACTAGAAAGCTATCAAAGTTTGATGAGCTAATTAAAATGGCAGAGGAGTTAAAGCTTGGGTTTGGTGCTCCAACTAAAATAGGATTTGTTTCATTAATCTCAAAGCTTAGAGCCGGACTTAGTACAGCTTTTAATTGGATAATTAAAAAGTCTGAAGGCCCTCTTTCTTTAGGAGAAGAGGGAATGTTGTATACTATAAAAGGATTAGACATGGGACTTAAAGCAACAGGACAGGTTGTTAGTGGTTCATTTAGAGCATTAAGAACCTTTTGGATATGGAATGTATTGTTCTTAAGACCGGCTTGGCATATAAATAATCAATTGGGAGATACTCTTCGTGGGACTATGGTTTCTAAACAAGTTCGTTATATGATGGATTCGTTTAGGACTTATGGATTAATTTCTGCCTCCTATCTTTCTTTCTTAGGCAGAGATATTAAATCTTTAGTCTGGCCATTGTATAGATATTTCCTTCCAGCTAAGGTAAGAAAGTATATTAAGGTTACAGATCCATTAGTTAAGACTAAAAAACAAATACTTAAACAGTTAAACTTAACTCTTAGACCTAATACAGCTAAGAATACTTATGCTTTAAAGAAGATTTTAAGTCAGTATGAAGTTACATTTAACCCTAGGACTATTAAATTGATGAATACTAAGGGCCCTCAGGGATGGACTTCTAAGAAACTCTTTAAAGATATGACCAGTCCTAAGTACTGGCAAAGAAATTATAAGATTCCTATGTCTACTGTTAATCAAAGTACTCATATGGGTTTGCTTACTGCTTTAGAAGATCCTATATTAGGAGCTAAGATGTGGAAGTTAATGAAAGAAACTGGGATTGGAAGTGCCTTAAGAAAGCGTGGAGCTTTAATGAAACTTGATTTAGTTTTGTTTGCAAATATGAATGAGAAGATGAGAAGATTGTTATTGCTTGATAATCTAATGAAGACCAAAGCAATGTCTTTAGCTAAAGCATCTATGAAGGTTCGTTCTTATCTCTTTGACTATTCCCATTTATCTAGAGCAGAAAGAGTATTCAGATTAGTCTGTCCTTTCTGGTCTTTCTCACGATTTAGTTTTGAGTTATATTCTAAAATGCTTTTAGAAATGGGTTCTAAGTTTTATTGGGCCGGACAGTTTTTTATAAAGTCTTTAGAAGAAGCATCAGCAGGTTTACCTGAGCAATTTAAAAATAGAGTTAAGATTCCATTTACAGATAGCTTTGCTTATCTTCCTTTTGGTATCATAGACTATTGGAGTTTTCTAGCAAATCCCCGTGAAGAGTTGATGCGATTTATAGACAACCCTCAACAGTTACCTTTTGGTTTAGGGTGGGACCCAGGATTAGCTTTACTCTTGAAAAATCTTACGGGGAAAAAATGGTATCAAACTTCTAGAATTTTAAAGGATCATACTGGCTGGACAGATGAAGAAGTTAAAGCAGAGATGGAGAGAGATAATGTTCCTAACATAAATATGACTATTGATTTTCCAACCATGCTTACTTCTTTTATACCAGTTATGGATTTAGCTGGAGTAATTTTCCCCTCCTTATTTAAAGTAGATCAAGCAACTGTAGGGGATGAATTATCTTTAATAGGTTCCAAACCAATTAGATCAGCATTTAAATTCTTTGGTTTTAATATAATGAAAGCAGAACCATGGATGGAATTTTCTGCTATTTATGATAGAACTGCTCCTCATCTTAGACCGTTTTTAATAGAGCAGACTAAGAAAGAAGGTACTGGAATCTACGAAGCATGGGAGAATATGATTGCTAAGAGTCATATGATTAAAATGTTGAATGCTAGAACCAAAGATGAGAAAGATAAAGCTGCTCATGATATGGAGAAGTTTATTGTAGTCTCTAAGTTTTACGAGTTAGAAGAAAAACAAAAAGGTTTAGGAGATAGATGGATAGAATTTAAAGCTAGGGAAGGAAACTTAACACCTAAGGCCTTAATGAAAGAGCATTGGGATTATGACATTGATGATAGTTCTTATAGAAGAGAACAGAAAGCTAAGTTTGAAAAGATAAAAGCTAAGTCTATTTTAAAACTAGTGGAGAAAGAATACGTGGCTAAAATTTCTCCTACTACTGAAGCTGTTCTTGATGTTCTTAATATTCCTCATCCAGATGTTGGTTTTGCAGAAGTATTTGAAACAGAAGTTTTTGATCAGTATGGAACCCCTAGGTTTGATACTGTTGAGGAAGCTATTGAAAAGATTAAGGAGCTTAAGGAAAGATATAGCGTTCCAAATTTAATCCCCCAAGAGATTAGAAGGAGAATGGATAAGGAAACATTAGAGTGGAAGGCTAGAAGTTGGGAGGCTAAAGAGTTAAAGAAGATAGATGATTCTAAATATTATGCGAAGATGAGTGTAGCTTACTCATATATTCCTGAGAATGTTGAGACCCTATCAGCTGAAGCTCAACGTTTAGCTTTTGCTAAGCGTGATGCTTATATTGTTAAGATGCCGGTTGAGTATCAGAAGAGATGGAAAGAATCTCAGCCAGAATATATTATTCAGTTTAGAGAACTTCTCAATACTGCTTATGAAAAGATAGGAGGAATTTATGCCTCAACACAAGAAGATCCTTATAACAAAAATTACTATGTAGAGTTCCAAAAACTTCCTCAATGGATTCGGAATGTTCATTTTGTTTATCATCCTGAAGATATTAATGTCATTCCATTTAAAGCAAAGTTATTTGAATTCTTCCAGGAAGATAGAGCCCAGCATTTAAAAGGTTATAGTTCTAACTTAAGGAATGATTATTATTTTTCAAATGATTCTTTAGCAGTAAAAGCAAGACAGGACATGGATGCAGAAGAGTTAGCATTCCAGAAACTTAAAGGAGAATTAAGTACTAAGATTGATCAAAGCTATAAGTCCGGGTCATTGGTTGGATACTATACTCTGTTTTCAACAATGCCAAAGACATGGCAAGATCATTACTGGGAACTCCAGGAAAACTCAGTTAAGAGTGGTTGGATGAAACAGGAGGATTATGATCTTTCTAAGGAGTGGTTTGAATTTAATTCTAAAGTTGAAAAGGCTAGGATTCAAGATAATGAAAATCTTAAGAATGGAATTTTTTCTTCCTTAGAAGAAAAAGTCTGGAGTGATTCTAAGTGGGATAAGGTTAAAGCTTGGTATGAAAAGAATGAAATGAATAAAGGATACGTAGAATATTCTAAGCTTAAATTTAAATTCAATAAGGAAACTAAAGAGGAAGGTCCCCAGAATTATTATAAGTTTATAAATGAATTACCTGGAGAAGCTAAGTGGTATTACTATCGTCACCACCTTGATTCTATTAAGTATATAGATTTTATGGCTGAGTATACTGACCTTCTTGTTAATGAAGATAATACAGATGCTTCTGATTTCCTCTGGGATGAAAAGAATAAGGTAGCTAGAGAAGCTTTCTTCTCATCTCATCCTAATGAAAAGTATTACATAGAATATAGAGAGCGAATTTTCGCCCTGTCTAAAGATGCGGGGGAATATTATGATTTAATTTTAAATGCCCCCCAGAGATTTCAAGATATTTATTTCCGTAAACATCCTTTAGCTAAGTTATATTTAAAAGAAGTTCAAAGATATTTTAAAGCAATTACTCTTGATACTGAGAACAAGAGTAAAGGAATTAAAAGCAAAGAAGCTAAAGAAGTTTTTGAAAGCAAGAGTTTTCAGAAAGCTCTTAAGGTTTGGGATAGGGTTGATAGTGGAGTCTTTGCTTACTATACCGGGTGGTATGAAATTTCTAAACAAGTTGATGAGAAAGGTATTGATAAATGGGGAGAAATCTATGAAGACTATATTGCTACTCATCCTGCTTTTAGAAAGCAACTTGAAAAAAGACAACCAGAAAAGTATAATATTCTTTATCCATTTAAGATTAAGTTATGGAAAACCCCCTCAGATAAAATGAATGAATTCTTCTTTGCTCCTGAGAATAAAAGAGCAAGAGAGTTAATGGAAGAAGCAGAACCTGGAATAATTGCTTATCGTAAGTTCTGGAATGCTCTTAGTGACATGGCTCAGAAGGGACATTGGAATCGTTATTTCAGTTATTATTTTAGTGAAAAGAATAAAGTCAGTAGGTTAAAGCATTGGGAGAATAACCCAGAGGCGGAAAGACTTTATCCTATATGGAGGAATTATCAACTTAAACCTGCAGGGAATTGGGAGGAACGAAGAGCTAAAACTAAATACTTAGATTCACATTCTGATTTAAAAGCTTTCTTCTCTAAAGGAACTGATGATGTTAAATTAAGAGCTGACATTGATGAATACTTTAAAATAAAGAATGAGTATCCTGATGAAGGAGAAGGTTATTCTTTTTTCCTTAAGTGGAAAATACAGAATACTCTTGCTGAAAAGTTCTTAGAAAATCACATGGAGATTGTAGAATACTTCCAAAGATTTCCTAAGAAGTATGGTGACGAAGAGTCCGGGTACATGCAAGAGCTTGCAACTAAATACAATCAACTTCCAGTTGTTGAGAAAGATGCATTCTTAAAAGCTCATCCTCCTCTCTTTGATTTTCTTATTAGATTTTCTCCTCCTGGAGTAAGGAAAGCTATTAAGTTACAAAGAGAATACTTTCAAATAGTCTCTGATGATTGGGATGCGAAGAATACTTTCGTTAAAAATAACCCTATATTAAAGGAATATTGGGAAGTAAATGCTTATCCAAAAGTTTTGCTTTTAGATCCAGCTAGATTAAAGCATTATAAGGATGTTGACAAAAAAATAGTAGAGTATTATACTCTAATTAAGACAGCAGATTGGTCATCAGGAGAGAAATTACGCCAGCTCCTACCTGATTTTTATTCTAGTCCTGGCACTGGTGAGATTGGAGAATGGTTTAAATCACGAATCTATAGAGAAGCAATGTCTGCCTGGTCTAGTTTACTTAAGAGAAACCAACTAGGAGGTATTACATTCTTTAGAGCTCTTCCTGAATGGCTTAGAAATCGTTACTTAGAAAAGCATCCTGAGTATAATCTAATGACTCAGTATCCTATTAGTCGTTTTGCAGAAGAACCTTTGAGAAAAGATCTTTTATCCAAGGCTGCTTTAAGACTCCATTTAGCAGAACGCATGCACTATAAATATTCTCCTAATCTTCCTTGGAAAATCAAGGAAAGAATAAAGAAGGAATTTATTAGAGCGGGAGTGTGGGAGTCTAGAGCACATTGGAAAAAGTCTGATTGGCAAAGGTATTATATGCAGAAAGCAATTAAGAAGAACAATCTGTTCGAATTAGATTTACATCATAATGCTTTGCTTCGTAAAGAATTTGAGAGACTGTCTAAAACTTGGTTAACTCGTGGAAGGATACTTCCTTTTAAGAAGAAAGTAGTTCCCCATGAAGTGGAATTAATTGACTAATATTTAAACCATGAATACAGCAGAATTTATAAAAGAGTTAGGAGATTCATTCTCTGATCCTAACTATCAATTGTTCTCACAAGAAGATTGGAAAGATGTTATAAACTTCCAATTAAAAGATATTGCAGGTGATGTTAAAATTCAGACAACTACAGAAGTAACTTATGATAGCTCTACTTTACAAGTAGATATTTCTGGTGATACTTATGACAATTTAATTTCCGTTGATTCAGTCTTACTTGAAACTTCTAATGGGAGAATAGTTGAATTTGATAATTGGACTTGGCTTCCAGGAAAGAAAGTAGTTGATATGGATCCAGATGTTTACAAGGATGCAGATAGGAATATTGATGACTATTCTAAAACTTATATTGTTTGGTCTCATTATGCTGATGAGCTAGATGATGAGAATGATACAATTCCGGTTAACAATAAGAACGTTGGCCTCCTAAAGAAACTCTGTAAAAAAGAAGCATTAAGTAGACTCTTAATGGACAAGGTTAAATTCAAACGCTATCAAGTCTATGCGGGACAAGTTTCGCATTTTTTTGTTTTAGGTTTGATAAAGGAATTGGACAATGAAATCGAGAGGGAAAAAATGCTACAAAAAGATAATTCAATAGATACATTCTAATGGAAAATATAAACGTAAATAAAAAATATGATGTAGAATTAGATTATTTTGGTTATATAATTGAACCTGCATCATTCAGAATAACTCCTGCTTCTTTATTTGGAACTAGATTTACTAGAGGCAGACCAGAATATTCTGGGTTAGATCTCTGGCAGATCGGAGCACTAACTGATTTCTCAAAAGGAATGGGCCAAGACTTCTTAGTTGATCCTTCTAGATTTTCTTTCTCCGAAGGAATAGATATTACTACTCCGGGGGAAATTAAATTAGAAAGAGATTTAGTTGCTATAGATGGTGATCATTATCCAGCTAGTAAGGGAAAAGTTACTGCACATTATAGAAGTGCTTCAGCTATTTATCTTGGAACAGAAGATGGAAACATACTTAAGTCTACAGATGGAGTTACTTTTACTCAACATCAGGATACTGGAGCTGGTAAGATCTATCAATTTTATGAAGTTGATGATGCCTTAGTAGCTACTAAGGGTGCAAAAGCTTCTTGGTTTTATTCTGATTGGCAAAAGATATTTAGTTATCCTTCTACTAATAAGGATGGATCCTTTGCTATTGGAAACAAATATCAATATGGACAGACATTCCAACCAACGGCAAGTAATAAAATAGTGAAAATGATAAAGGCTTATATGCTTTCAATGCCAGGTAAAGCTACTGGGAATTTGGAATGTGCAATTTATGAACTTGATGGTTCTCATCTTCCTACTGGAGACCCGGTTGCTACTGCAGAACATGGCCCACTAACTAACTTTGAATCTTATGCTTGGGTTACCTTTAGATTTTCAGAAGCAATTACATTAGATGAGAGTACTGAATACGGTATGGTCTTTAGTGTAATTGGAGGAGCTGATGAATCTGCTTTGGTTGGCAGAGATGAATCTTCCCCTTCAGATGCTGGAAGAGCCATTGAATATGATGGAGAAACTTATACTGTTTCTACTACAGAAGCTTGTATCTATGAGATATGGAATCAAGAAGGCTCAGCAGCGTGGGCGGAAATAGGTCCTGTTAATCTTTATTTTGTTTCAGTTGAAAGTCAAATAATTTACGGATATTTTAATGATGGAGTCAGACAGTCTGAAGATGGATTGATTTGGGTTCCTGAACCACCAGATCCTTTATGGGCTTTACCTTCTGGAGATGGAGTTCCTTTATCAGCCTTAACTATTCCTCGTGGTTTCTTACTTGGAACTTCAAGGGGATTATGGATGATAAGTGCTGGTTCTTCCGGGTATGCAATAAGAGAATTTACTGGACAAGTTTCAACTGATAACTTTAGAGGATTTGGAAAGTATGATTACTTTGGAATCTTCTCTGTTGAGAATGAAGGAATTCTCTACACTGATGGGAAGGCAACTTTTGTAACTAATATAGATTCAAAGTCTAATTCTTTTGCGTTCAGATCTTGTGCGGGAATAGAAATAATTGGACAGGATATATTTGCTCTTGTTAAAAATTCAGATGATGAATGGTATTTAGCTAGATCAAATCAACGTTACTTTAATTCCCCCACACATTTTACTATGGTTAAGAAATTAACTAAGACCCCTTATCATCTTTCTACGTATGGTACCGCAACAGTAAAGAAAGTATTTATTCATTATGAAGATGAGACTACAGATGTTCTTGATCTTCTTGCTGGAGTTTATCAGACATCCGGATGGTTAGAAACTTCTAAGATTGATGAGGATTTAATTAGACTTCAAAAGATGTATAGAGTAATCTCATGTGTTCTCTCTGACTCACCGGCCAGTGCTAAAGTTTCTATTGCGTATGCAAAAGATAATGAGGCTATTGGTTCGTATGAAGATAATACTTTAACTGCAACTACAGTGGAAGTTAAGAAGACTTTAGATAATGGAACTACTGGAAATAGAATTAAGATTAGAGTTAAGCTAACTAAGACTGGAATTTCTACACCAGTTGTTTCAGATATTACATGGAAATATATTTTAGAAAGACCAAGTGAAGAAACTACTTCTAAGAAGAATTTTACTTTTACAATAATAGCAGAAGATGAAATGGCTTGTTTAGATAATTCAGATTTCCCCTATACAAGGAGAGAACTAATGGATAATATTTGGGATACCAAAGATAAGAAACAGATACTGAATTTTGTTGGTCTTGATAACAAGGAGGAGGATGCTATTAAGATAACTCATACCAGCGGGTATACTGTTACAATAGATCAGGTAGATTCCACAATTAAACTTTATAATGCTAGTGGAGTCTTAGATCATTCTCTTTCATCTAATCAGACTCTCACTGCGATTGTAGTAGCTATTACTGGTTATAGTGGTTATACTTGTGTATTATCCCCCGATGCTACTGGGACAGATTCAGGGACCACATTAATGCCTGTAAGTAGTATTTCAATTAAAGGAGGAAGAACTTTAAAAAGTGGTGATTCAATTCATAAAGTGATTATCACTTCCGGGACTCCAGCAGAGACTCATACTTCTTCTGAGGGGGCCGGTTCAGCTAGAATTAATTTATCGTTAAGAGAAATTTAATATGACTGAAGTAAAAGGTTATTGTGTTAAGTGTCGTAAACTTCAACCTCTAGTAGATGGTAAAGAAGTTGTAAAGAAAGTAAGAGGAAAGACAATGAGATTCTTAAGGGGAAAATGTAAAGTTTGTGGTACTAACATTGCAAAAATGTTACCTAAAAAATAATGGGTTATAGTTTAAAGTACAGAAAGCTTAGAGCCTTAGAAGAAAGGCGCTATGCAGATTATGATTATATTAATCGCCAATCAAAGAGGAAAGAAATTACCTGGCAATCTATCACACCTAACATTCCAGGAACTGTTCCAGAGAAGATGGTTTATGATTATCTTGTACAATTGGGGATAAATTTTGAATTTCAGTATGCTTTAGCTGATGCAGCTGATACATATATGAATGAGAATAGATGGATTCCTGATTTTACATTACCTGATTATGATGTGATAATAGAGATCTTCGGAATCTATTGGCATTCAATTCCAGAAACAGAAGAGGGAGATAAACTCAAAGCTATGTATATGCTCAATGAAGGCTATACTAGGTATGCTAATGGAATTCCAACTTATCCTACAGGAGGATATCAAGGGAAAAGATTAATAGTATGGAGTGACTCAGAGATTTATGTGATGGGTCCACCAGTATTATTTGCTAGAGATCTTCCTGATATAATTTTCAATCCATTAAAGAGAGGAGTACCTGCTGAATACTTACAGAATAAGGATGTTGAATTTCTTAAGAAAGAAAAAGCGAAAGCAGCACAGTCAATGCGCATGACTCTTCCTAAAATAACAAAACGTTCACTTAGTTTAATTGTTAAGAGTAGAAGAAATGTCGGAAAAGTATCCGCAAAATTACATCCTGGATCAAAAGCCAGAGCCTTATGATCCACAAAAGGCAGAGATTCTTAGAGATTCTCAACAGAATGCAGTTCTTCCTTTTGGAAGAAAATCTGTTATTCGTTATGCTACGTTACCAGGTTCAACTAAAGTAAGGTTCGGAGCTAGAGGAATGGATGAAGGCCAGACTAGACCAGAAGATTTAGCCTCCGGAGTTCTAGGAGGATATTTAGATTTGGGCCATACCTCTTTAGTTAAGTTAAGTACTGAGGGGATTTTAATAGGAGCTAATCCTGGAGTAGAAGGAGGTGGCTGGCTAATGAGTCACACTGGATTGTTTGGTTATAACGATGCTGATGCTAGATTTCAATTCTATTTAGAAACTTCTGGAGCACTTGAACCAGGTACCTTAGTGTTAGGAGATTATGATAATGATCAGTATGCAATGTGGGATCAAGCTAATTCTCAGTTTATAGTTAAAGGAACTTTTTATGCAACGGCAGGATTAATTGGAGGATGGAGTATATCTGATACTGCTCTTTATAAGGAAGATGGAACTGATTCGGCTGGTATGGTTCCTACAGATTATGCTTTTTATGCTGGAATAGTTTTAGCTGATAGAGCAACGGCCCCCTTCAGAGTTTATAAAGATGGCTCAGTGACTTGTACAAACCTAACCGTTACTGGAGGTTCTATAAGTGGAATTGTTTTAAGTGGACTTGCAGCTGGTTCAGAGCCTAGTATTCAGGGATGGCAACAGGATATGATCTTTAGTTCTACAGATCATAACACAGTTGCTTGGACTGCTGGAACAATTACTCTTTTAAATGGGGATACATTTAATATAAGTCCTGGTGCAAATACAGGAGATATAACTGCTTTGACTTATATTTATTTTGATAAAACTTCTCCTACTGTTTTACAAGTTACTACGACTCCAGCCAATGCTGTTGGTGCAGGAAAGATTTTAATAGCAGTTGCTGAAGATGTTGCTGCTGGAAAGTTAGCTTCTTATCAGGTCTTTGGCGGGACTGGAGGAATAAATAAACTGTGGACTGCTGATAGTATTGCAGCAAATACCATTACTGCTAATGAGATTTTGGCTAATACAATTACTGCTAGTGAAATCTATGGACATACAATTACTGCTGATCAAATCGCAGTAGGAACAATTACCACTACTGAAATAAATCTCCTATCTTTTGAAATAAGTTCTACTAATGTAAGTGATGTTGATGCCTATTCTACTAATCAGGATAAACAACAGTTGTCTACTTTACTTGTAGATACTCCAACTGGTTCTGGATTGTTTATGGATGCAACCCATTTAGGATATTATGATTCTCCTAATTGGAAAACTTATATGGATAGTTCAGGAAACTTTTATCTAGGTGGAACTAGTGGAAGTTTACAATGGGTAGCTAGTACAGATTCTTTAATAATCAGTGGTACAATTTATGCAACTATAGGAACAATAGGTGGGTGGACTCTAGATACATTGACACTAAAATCTTATAATAATGAGATAGAATTTTATGCTGGAGATGCTTCAAACACTCCTCATCTTAAGATTTTTTCAGAAGGTAGTTCAAACCCAAATGATTATGCTCAGCTTACTGGTGGAGAAGATCCAGGCCAAGTAAACGTAGGTATTCCTCGTTTTGATGTGTATAGAGATATAACTGAGACTGATGGAAATGTTAGAACACAATATGGTAAAGTTCTTTGGTTTTATACAAAATATCAGACTGTAGCTTATGATCCTTGTCCTCAAGGTCAAATATATACAAAGGATGGTAAAGAATGGAAAGAAGATTTTCCTACAATAGGATCTCCTGCTGATCAAGATGGAATAAGTGTTTGGTCTTTACTAATGAAATCTACTGGTGATGCAGCTAGAGTTGCAAAAGCTGCTATTATGTTTTATGGTTATGCTGCTCAGTCTGGAGCTACAGGAGAAATTGGACTAACAGGACAAGTTTTAGCTCCACAAACAACAATGAGATTAGGAGATTATAACGCTAAGTATTCACAATTATATTTAGATCAACTTGCTTCTAATCCATCTGCTCCTTATTTAGTAGAAGGTTTAGTTTTTACAAAAACAGATCATCACATTTATTATTATAATGGAAGTTCTGTTGTTGCTTTGGATTCAAGTGGTGGAATTAGTGAAGTTAAAGATGATACTACTCCTGAGTTAGGTGGAAGCTTAGATTGTAATTCTCAAACTCTAACTGAGGCTGGACACATTTACCCTTCAAGTAGTAAATATCTTGGATCTACAACTTATAGATGGAGTGTTTTATATACAGCTAATATAAATTTAACAGACATGGTAACAGATGCTACTAGTCCAGCATCAGGATATTTATCTTTAGGTACTAGTTATTCTTATGGATTAGTATTACAAAAAGGTATTTTAGTTAAAGGAGATATTCTTCCAACTGCAGCTACTTATGATCTTGGATCTACTGGAGTAAATAGATGGCAAAATTTATATACAAGTGGTATAAGTCTATCTGGAAGAATTGTAAATTCTTCTAGTAGTACTTATTATTTATGTTTAGGTACTGCATATGATCATGGATTAGTTTTACAAAAAGGAATTGATGTCACAGGTGGATCAATTGATGCTACAGATTCTAATGGTAGAATAAGACAATATCTAGCAGGATTAAGATCAAGGTCTGCTCCTGGAAGTCCTGCTGCTAGTGAAGTTTATATTTATTATGATAGTGCAGACGGAGATATTAAAGCAAAAAATTCTTCAGGCACAGTTGTTACAATTGCAAATTTTTAACCCTTGACATAATTAAACAAGTATTCTAAGATGTTAATATGATTAAAGTAATTTATAGAGGATCATCTGAGAAGAGATCCTATAAGACAAAAGAATTTCATGCCTCTATTGGTAATGTTGTTTTTATGTCTGAAGAAGCCTGGGAGAAAATTAATGAAGAGGGTGATGCTAAACTTTTTGAGAAGGTCGAAAGTATAGCAAAAAAATTCCCCCTATTCAGAACTGTATCCCCAGGCGTGCCTTTTGAGAAGGCAAAAATTAAACAACTAACTTAAACTTTATGTCTGCTACTATAAAATTAGAATGTTGTAATAGTACTGATGCTGGAGTAGAAACAGATATTACAGGAGCTGGTATTGATTTCATTACTGCTGATAATGCTCTTAATACTTCAGGAAACAGGGAGGCTTATCCAATCACTATTCCAACTGTAGGGGTAGCTTATTCTTATGAGAAATGGTTAAGATGGAAATGTACTGTTGTTCCAGATACACAGTGTACGAACTTTCAATTCTGGGGGCCAGCTACAGTTCCAGGAACTGGTTTAATTCTTTATGTTGGAACCACAGACACAGGAGTAACTCCTGTTGTTACAGACTCAACTCCTGCTGCCACTCAGCAAGATACCAACTACTATGATACTGATCATCAGTTAGCTATCTCAGGAACATTAACTTTAGAGAATGATGAGACTGATTATTTAGTTATGCAACTTGATGTTGGAACTACAGCAGGTCAGGGAAACATTTCCCAACAGACTTACAATTATTCTTACGATGAGAACTAGAACTTTTTAGATTACTATACTTAATGTGCTAAGTAAAATATTATGAAATTAGAAAACTTTTTTCGTTACAAATTAGTTTTAGATTCTTCTAAAGTAATAGAACAAAAGATACCAGGAGAGAGTACGGGGTTTAAATTCAGTACTACTAATCCAGACTTTTATAAAGTAAAGTTTCTTCAACTCATTCCAGAGGGGGAAAATTTATCTGGACTTACTTTAGAGATTCCTTCTAAGGCTAGAATCATTTGGTTCACTAGAACAATTATTCATCAGGGGAAAACTTCCTTTAAGATGCATGTTTATATGGCAGGGTGGCAAACTACTGTTAAACGTTTTGGATCAAAGGATGTAAATATTAAACACATACTTTACTTTTATCCAGATGGAACTATAGAGGATTGTCCGGGGGAACCTACGCTATTAAATTTAAAGATTAATGCTATTGAAGATGAGATTTTAAAAGAAGCTTAATTTTTTTACAATGAGTTCAACATTTTTAGAAAAAATAAACGGAGGAAAATCTGTTATAACAGATAATCCTCTTGCAAGTGATGGTGCTCAACTTAGTATTACTGGAGGAGAAAATTCTAAATTCCCCCAAACGGGAATCTTCAGAGCTACTCTTTGGGATTCAGGAACTTATACTGATCCTAATGATGATCCTAACATGGAGATGGTAGATGCTGAGTTAAACACTGGTGATACATATGATATTACTAGAGCTAAAGAAAGTACCACAGGAGTAGAGCATGCGCAAGGCTCTGCTTTTCGTCTTTTAATAACAGCTGGTGGAGTAGAGGAATATGAGACTGCAATTAATATTTTAGAAAACTTAAAGGATTATGCTGATAGTCCTATGATTGTTACTGGTGGAGAAATTACAGAAGGCACAGCTGGAACTTTTACCGTTGCTGCTTTAACTGCTTTAGTAAGAATTACTGATAGTTTAATTGGAGAATTAAAGTATATTACTCTTGCCGAACAAGCAAATCAAGCTATTACTGCTGCTGATACAACTTATTTTATATGTTTAGATTATAATGGTGGAACACCTCAGATAGTTTTATCTGAAACTAATCCTTATGCACGAACAACCTCACCAGATAGAACACAAATTACTATTGGAAAAGTAATGAAAGATGGTAGTGATAATGTTCATTATATTCCAGGTGGATTTAATTTTCAAGATGGAATTGAGAAACTTCATCAAAGAGCTGGTTCATTAAGAGGACACGAATTACAAAGTGGTTCAGCTATTGCTTATTTAGCTGATAACAAATTTACAATGGAAGCTGCAGTATTCTATGCTGGAATAAATAGAATAACACAACTTTTATATAATAGTAATACAACTCAATTTACTTCTGTCAGAGGAGATGGTGGAGTTGGTTGGACAGAAGCCTTGACTAATCTTATTGATTTTGAACATTATGATGATGGTGTTGGTGGTCTTGGAACTATTGCAAATAACAAATTTGGTTGTCATTGGGTTTATAGACACATAGGAGATGGACACGTTTATGTAAGATTAGGACTTGATAGCTATTCTCTTGCTGGAGCAGAAGAAGCTGATGAGCCAACAAAACCAACTCACTTAACTGATTTTGGTGCTTTAATTGGAAAGATAATTGCTCCTCAAGCTGGTGGAAGTTTTACTGTTATTCAAATGGTAACTGATACTATGTTCACTGGAGCTGCTGCTGCTGACCACGGAAATCTAACTGGTTTAGGTGATGATGACCATAGTATTTATCCTTTATTAGCTGGTCGTTCAGGTGGTCAAACTATTTATGGTGGAACTGCAGCAAATGAAGATTTAACATTAGAGGGAACTTCACACGGAACTAAAACAACTTCTTATCTTAATTTACAGCCCAATGGTGGTAATGTTGGTATTGGAACTGCTAGTCCAGCAGCAAAACTACATACTGTTAGTAATACTTACCCAGTAACATTAATTGAAAGAAAAGCAGCTTTATCTGGAGTCAGATATTGGGGAGCTGAATTATATGCTAACGATACTACAACATCAGAAAATGGACAAGGAATAGGTTTTATTTTTAAAGTTAATAATAATATTGGAGAACCTACTAATGCTGGTCAATTTTCTGGAGCTTTAGATACAGTAGCCACTGAAAGTGAAGTTGGAGCATTATATTTTGCTCCTGCTTGGCACGGAGATGACCCATCAACTCGTTCTGATATGGTATTAAAGGCAACGGGAGTAAATAGTGGAGATTCGGAATTATTAATCGCTGGCAATGTTGGCATCGGAACAACGAGCCCTTTAGAATTATTATCTCTTGGAACTGCTGGAACTACCGCTGGAGTATTATCTCTGGCTGGGGCAACTTCAGGAAAAGCTATTATAGATGTATCTGCTGAAGCAGGAACTCCTACACTCACGCTTCCAACTACTACTGGAACGCTGGCACTAATTTCAGATATTCCAACTACCTTAGCAGGACATAATGCTACTGAATTAGATGATATTTCTGCTCAAGACATAACTGATATTGGAAACTTATCAGGAAGTAATACAGGCGACCAAGATTTATCA